CCCGTGCCCCCCTCCTACCCCCGTGCGCCAAAACCAGGAAGGTCAGAGGCCGCTATTCCCCTGGGATTCATGGGCAATCGCCCCGATCCTGGTCAACCAAGCGATCCACGTTGCTCAGCTTCACATGTGTGTCTATTTTGTGACGGTTGCCAGTCGTCTCGCTTACCATCTGCTTTGCCTGTTGCTTCAGCGTCGCTGCTATCCTTAGTATATCTAACCGCATCCACTCATGCGGGCATCGCGGGGAGGACTCGTCAAGACCAGCCGTTAGATCAAACCTCTTATCACACCTCTGGTTTATCTTCCAAGCCCGGCTAAGCTTGGCGAGTCCTGATACTCATATGCTTGACTTTGGTCTCCTGCTCCTCACTGCTGGTCTTTGTGGTCGTGCTGCCGCTCTTGATCACTGGACAGCTATACCATTCGGCTTGCTTTGGGTGCTTGCTCTGCTGTGCTCCGCTATAGCTGCTGATGATTGACTTATCTGTCTTTTGGTTCAAGCAACCGCGGTGCTCCTCTTAGCGTTGTGCGATCATCGCTGTGCCGTGCTTGTGCCAACTTGTGGACATGCTTTGCCCTACTAACGGGTGCCCCATAATATTCTCCTCGTATCGCCCTATTGTACAGGGTTTCCTCTTGCGGTCGTCAAGGGGGACACTATGCGCGCCACGTAGTGCCGTGGAGGACGACTAATCGAGTCGTGAGCTGTCTCATTCTACTAATCCCTGTCCCCTTCACTGACCCTGCCGGGGTTCCGATGTTCAGGGGACAGGGTGTTGTGCCAGACGCCTCGATTAGTCTGTGTTCCGCAGCGCATAGTGTCGCAGCTAAAGCTGCCTTCGCCCCTTGACAACGACCCCTCATGGCACTCGTCCGCTGTGCTCGCTGAGCTGCTGTGCCTATTCCCCTTCACCACTTGCTGCTTCCTATCATCCGGCGCGCTGGCCAATCCGTCTGCTGCCTGTGCTGCGGCTTGTCACTCGTGCATTCGGGGTCGCAAGAGACCCTGTGGACCGGGGCTGCACTCGGAATGAATCGGGTGCCTACAAAGGAGTTCTGAATCATGGCTAAGTTCTTTGTCCGCTGCGGGTTCTCGCTGATCCCTTTCGCCTTTACGTCTTCCTTGATCCTGTGCGGCCAATCCGCTCTCGCCAAGCCCAAAAGCGCGTGCGCTCAGTTGACGCCGCAGGGCAAAGTGGTGTGCGAAGCGGTCAAAACGGATCTGGGAGCGCTCGGAAGCGTCCAGCAGTGCCAGTGGATCGACATGAGCCAGTCATTCAGCGCCAGCGGAATGGGCCAGCCACGCAAGAGCTACTGCCGGAACAGCGCGGCGTCGATCACTCCCCAGCAGGCGGAGGAGCTGCGGAAGCGGGCGGCGGCTTCGGTGCAATAATCAGCCGCTTCATACACTGATGCGTTGGGGGAGGGGCCGTAATGCCTCTTCCCCTTTTTTCGTACTCGCTTAACTGTTGCAGCCGGAGGCTTCCTATCATGTCTTCCACGGTCGTCCAGTACTGGCACGGTTTTGACGCACACGTTCGCTTGTGGAAACGCTTCTGCTTGCGTAGATGCATGATTCGCATAACTACTGCTTGACTGTTGGGAGGGTCGCTGGACCCTCTCTTCTTTTATTTACTCGGACTACCTGTTGATACCCGCGCCTCCGGCGCTGTCGGCCTTCGGCCTCCTATCATATGGTGCTCGCTAGTCGCTCGCGAACTGTTGTTTACTGGTGCAGTGCAGCCTGACCTCCACTCGGGATCAGCAACCTTAGCGTGTCCCGTGGATACCGATTAAACCTATAGTAGCAGTGCGCCCGCCCCTGGTCAAGCGCTAAAGCGCTCCGCCTTCGGCGGCCTCCGGTGACCAGGACCGCCCACACTGCTAGCGTCTGGTTACTCGGCCTCCCGACGGAACAGCTTGTGCTTGTTGCCACCTCGCTGATGCGCTTTGCCCCCGATATATGCTATGCTTGTGGCACCCAACTAAAGAGTTGAAGGTCGGAGGGTATACACTTCCTATCATCAGTTGCACCTAGCCCAAGGAGCTGCATTTGAAAAAGCAGAGAGCAAAGCGAGTGCTATCTCAGTCAACCAGCGATCTAGAAGAGCTAATCAGGCTTCAAGATGAGACTATCATCAGAGATTGCTTACCTTCATGCAAACCCTTCAAGCCAAGCGAGCTAGACAAAGTTATAAGTAGAGCGATCATGATTGTGTTGTCTGGTCTACATAGCTTGCAGCTTGAGCTTGTCCAAAAAGAGAATCAAATCAATGGCTTACGCGAATACAGTAAAGCTAAGCTTGCAGACAAGAAAAGACTAAATAAGAAAGTTATTGATCCCAAGACTATAACAATAGATCGAAGTATTGAATTATTTGACAAACGTTTGCAATTCGTGCGAAGTCTGTTCTCAGAGATACTGGTTATGTACGAAATGCAGACCGGCAAGAAGTGGGTAGATAAGGGATCGGCTAAATAGCTCCCCGAGCTGTTCAACGGAGTTGATATGACCAAGCCTAACATATGTGAAGAGCTTGAAAAGCTTATTGACAGTAGCAGCCTGCTTGATGTGGTCACTGGTCTCGAAATGATATGCGATGAGAAAGCCGCTCACATAGAGGTTAACTGGCAAGACAAAACCACAGCTAGAGTATGGAAGAAGGCTAGTTATACCATCGGCACAATCGTTCACCGTATTAGCGGGTTAGGGATATGAAGTGGCGAGTATATCTTGGTAACCAGCACGCTATGTGCCGTGTTTACGCTGAAGCAGACACAAAGAATAGGGCATTTAGAAAGGCTTTTAATAAAGCTAAGCCCCAGTTTCGTCACTACAAACTCGCGGATCACTACGGAGGAAAGTTAAAGGCTGATAAGCTATGGATTGAGGCTTTCCTTAACTGTTCCCGGAAGATGACGAGAAGCGCAACAAGTACAAGCTACGAGAACCCTGTAGGCTTTAACGTGGAGATCAGACGAGTATGATTAAGACAACTAAAGCTCAACGTAAAGCGGTATACAATAAGTACTTGGTAAGCAGACAACACAGCACCGAAGTTCGAAATGGTTTTCAATGCACTAACTATTATCGTTCGTATCGCCACATGTTAAGACAGTGCAAGGAAACTATTGGCTGTGACGGTGCTATTACTGTCTACTGGTGCAACATGTGGCTGTGCATTGAAACAGACGGGTATGTCCACACATGAAACTAATTGTTGAAGTTGAAAGCGAGGACGCGCAAGCTACTGATGATCCCCTAGGGCTGTCTCAACTTGTCTTGCGCAACATCTGTAAGTTAATCGAACGTGGTGTAATCGGAGGTAATCTTCACGACATAAACGGGAATAAAATTGGTAGTTGGTCCCTTGAATATATGTACAACGATGAGGAAGACGACAATGAAGAGTAAAGCTTACCTAACTGCTGCTATTGTACAGTATGAAGACACCCCCAGCGCTCGCGTCATGAGATGGCAGCCGTTTACTAAAGAGCACGAGTTACCGCAGATCGAAATCGAATTTGAAAACCTCAAAGACTTGAAATCAAAATTCGATATGTACTGCATTGATTGCAAACCTCTTGCGCTCGCCAAGCTGGACAGTGAAACAAACGGCTTCAAATGCTGGACACGTCTTGCAAGGGGCGTCCGTAAGCCCAGGGGGTATGACAAAGCTTGCGAGACTCCTGGACAGCTGAAGTATGAATACGAATTTACCGTTGAAGAGCTAGCTAACCGTGGGAAGTGACAATGACGTATGAAGGCTATTCCAATCGCGAGACCGCCGCCATTTGCTTGATGATCAACAACAATGAGAACTTTCACGAGTACAGCAAGCGAATGCTTACAGCTTTACGTGATCAATGGGCTAACCCGCAAGATATACCCCCTGCTTGGACCGATCCAGAACAGTTTATAACATATGAGTATGCGGCTGCTCTTAAGCGATGGATCACACACCTAGTTGACAGGGAAGCCGGGAGACTACCAAAGACAGATGTAAAGCTACTAATACTTGAGCTAATCGGCTTGCAATACGTGAATTGGCGTGAAGTAGCAAAGGACCAAATGCAAACATGACTAAGAACCTTGTTATTACTCCTGGCTGGCGCATCGATACCACCATGGACACCATACAGGCCCAGCTGCACGACACTCTCGCTCAGTGCGGGGAGAAACAGAGACCAGCGGCAAGCACAGGCTACATGCTGGAAAGGCTTGAAGAGCACGTTGCCCCCTTCACTCAGATAAAGACCGAAAGGGACGCACACGAACAAATTGAAGCTGTGTATGCTGTGCCTGATGACGATCTAATATCAGACGAAGTTCACGACAAAACCTTGCTGGCTGTGGATGATATTTCGGAAATCCCTGAAGACTACACAGGCTTGGTTATCCACGTAAACGAACGAGGTAACAGAACACTGCATCAGTGCGATAACGGGATATTAACGGAGATCTGGTCTATCGTGTGACCATTCGACACTAGCCTGCTATCGTGAACTAGCGTAAACTAGAGCTATCTTGACATAAACCAGAGGTGTGAACATGAACAACGCTTATAATCTTCCGATGGGTTCTGATGCCTTAATCGCTCAGATCGCCAGCGCCTATTTCTCTCATAACGCGGTGCGGCCGGAACAGATCGCCGAATGCATCTCGAATATCAAGAAGGGCATGGCCAGCGACCTGGAAGCGGAAGAAGACGAGGCGCAACTGGCTTCCACGAAGAAGACGCCCCAGGAGATCAGGAAGAGCATAACTCCTCAAGCCATCTACTCTTTCATCGATGGGAGGGGCTATAAATCCCTCAAGCGTCATCTGTCATCTAATGGCTATACGGAGGAGCAATACAAGGAAACCTTCGGCCTGCCCTATGATTACCCCATGACAGCGCCAGAGTATGCGGCAGAACGTTCCGCCCTGGCAAAGAAGATGGGGCTTGGACGACGCTAATAAGATAGCCGTGAGCCTAGGGGGCACCTGCCCCCCGCTTTTTCATTAGGAGACACCAGCATGAGAAAACCGAAAGACGCAACGCGCGCAGCTCGCCAACGTGAAGCCCTGGCAGACAGGGTGCTAGACGCTAGCCCAGAGCTTCGCGAGATGATTGCAGACCTGGACGCAGAGGAAAGCAAGGCACAGAACGTGATCCTACCCAGCGAGCAACCCAAGCCGAAGGGGAAGGCTGTCAGACCTGGTTCAAAAGCCCCCCAGAAGCCCACAGAAGCCCCTACAGCCAAGGAAACAAAACCAGCTACCCCTGTAGCTCGCCAAGCCAAACCCAAGCCCAGCAAGCCAGCCAAGGCCCAGGAAGAGCCTAAGAAATTCGAGGCCCCTGAAGGCTGGGAAAAAATCGAGATCGGAGGGGTGCTAATCGGGTATCTCTACGCCAGCGTCAGCTTGCCAACCGTATATGACGCCTATGACCCAGACGGCAATCACCTGTTCTTCGGAGTCAGCCGTGAAAACATCCTCAAGAGGCTCAAGAGTAGCGCGGCTGGTGCGTCTCGCTAACCATTGTCTGAAATCAGCGGATAAAAGACAACGAAAAAGAGTCTCCCGACTGCTCAAGACGGTTAAATTAACCAAAACAGCTAAGGCATAGATAACCATACGCATTTTCCCCTTGCTTATCTGCCCTCGCTTTAGCTAATCATACGGTTGAGGGGAATGAGGAAGTAAACCTCTCAGAATTGAGTTTTTCGGCATCTCACCAAAAGCCCCACAAACCCAGGGTAGGCGGGAAACTGGCTACCCTATTAAAATAGTTGGATCGTATGGCCACACGTGCTATTGTACGTCCTAGCGGCATTCTAACTACTCCCATGTCGCTCAAAGCTGAGTTGCAAGCCCAGCGAGTTGTCCAGGTAGATTACACCGGACACAAGTTCGACCCCGCGAAGGATTTTTTCTTCGCCTATCCACCAGCTGCTAGGGTCGAGGGGCTGAATCAAGGTCAGATAGCTTCCTATCATCAACTCCTCAGCTTCTTCTCTTCCACTAAATACCAACAAAGACAGCTTATGTTTGCTGGGGGTCTCTCTGTCCCCAAGACTAGAGGCATTCACAACTGGGCTAGCTGGACTTTAGACGAGAAATGCGTCAAGCGGCCTATGAGCCATCGCGCTGGTTCCGGCTTTGTCGTGGGGAACTATGGCGAGCTGTTAGCTACCCTCAACCCTTTGACACACTATCTCTCCCAACTGTTCATTCGTACCGCTGAGTACCGGGTTATCTATGTCTTCGGCCAGCGTGTATGTACCCTATTCAAGCAAATGCCCCCTGGGGCTGCACAAGATAAGCCCTGGACACACGAGAGCGGCGCAACCTTTATCAATCTCTCTCGCCCCCAGTCTGAACACAAGCTAGATCGGCTAGGGTTCTATGCGGCAGCAGCGAACTTTCATGTGACCAAAGACGCGCATATCTGCGCCTATGACGTGATGATTAACGATAGCACGTATGCTGTCTCTGAGGTTAACTTCGCGCCATCCCTGAAGATCGAAAGCCGCATCAAGGCAGTAGCCAATAGGATTCGAGAAATCCACGGCTAATTTCTTCTGTCTTATCTGGTTTGATAACTCCTCAATTCTGGAGACGTATTCTCATGGCTTTTAAAATCCTCACTACGCCCGGTCGCAGCGATTTATTCAGTGAGATCACCGATCCACTCGACTTGGGTATGCCCTTCAAGAATACGTATCTGCGAGCTGGCGAGCGAACTGTTACGAACGATGAGTATTTCGCTTTCGCCCGCCAGCTGTTCTGCACAGACAATATCCGAAATAACCCAAATATCTTTGTCGATCACCGGAGTACTCCCCCTACGGCTAGCAACCCAATTCCGACGTTTACCGAGAAGTTTCTGGAGAAAATACCGGCTGATCTACACCAGTTTGCTTTTCTCGTTAGCTATATGCCAAGCTATGGTGGATCAATCATCGACAGCCGTCTGAATATCTCTTGGGATAGCTACAGCGCATACATTCACGGGGTCAACGCTGGATCGCAAACGGTAGATATCAACAGTGATGTGTACTGGGCCGGTATGCACCTCTACCTTGTTGGCGTGAGTGAGTTCTTCCAGGGCGCAGTATGGAGAGCAATCAAAGGGATCAACTCGTCTCCAACAACCACCTTTGGCAACAATCTATTCCGCCGCGCTGGTATGCTGATGAGCGGTTACAAGTACATTCGGCGGGCGCTATCAGACAACGAGCAAGCTATCGCCAATGGCAGCATGATGTCTGCCGGTGATGTTGTCGAAATGATGAACGACCAAGATCCGGCAAGCTATACGCTGAAGTACACTCGCGAGTGGGGATATATTTTAGTCGCTCCAATCAACATCAGAAACAAGTCATCGCTCTACCAAGTCTTCCCGGCTTCTCAGGATGTGTTAGCTATACTGGGGGATGCTGGGCCTCGTAAGAAGATCATCAAGCGCAAGGAAAAGAGTATCGAGGTAACCAGCAAGTACCAGCGCTTCTATGGTGTCGAGGTGGAACTTGCCACGAACAAGACACCAAAGGAAATGATCGATCTTCAGGGCGATCCAATCGGCTTTATCCTGAAGAATGACGCCTCGATTACCGGAACGAAGTCGAGAAAATACGAATGCGTGACGATGCCCCTGGATATGGTGGAGCACCGCAAGCTATGGACTCGCTTCTTCAATAACGTTGGGGACAAGGGCGACTTCGACGTATCTACTCAGACCAATAACGGAATGCACGTTCATATCTCCAAGAGTCTCTTCACGAAAGATCACTTGAAGAACTTCACGTGGTTCATCACCGCACCAGAGCACCGTGAATTCATCATCCAGATATCGCAGCGCTCCCAAGAATCATTCGACCGTTGGTCTGGTTGTCCTTCATATTCTGCTTTCGCAAAGCACTCTCGTGCGTATAACGACTGCGTAAATCAAGTAACACATATCCGTGGCGCCGTGAATGTTGGTAACACGCGCAATAAACCCACCGTGGAAGTCCGTATCTTCAAGGGCATAGTCAGCTGCGCTGAAGTTCTCAGGAACCTTGAGTTCGTGGATTCTGTCTTTGAGTTCACCAGACCTGTTAAGGAAGGCGGATTCTGTAACTACGCGAACAATAACGTAGCTGCTTATTACGCATGGGTGAAATCAACACCGAAGACACAATACAAGCTTCTGCGCGCCGATCTCTATAAGCTGGACATGCCGGCTGTGATCCGCAAAGCACGCGTGCTTCGTCTTGTCTTCAATATGAATGATCCCGAGGCCATCGTTAAGACGGTCAACTCTGAGCGCCTTCGTACAAAGAATATGTCGGAGGATAAGCGCTTCATTGTCGATAAGGTTGTCTTTGCCACCGTCACACGATTAGTCGGGAAACGTGCCTTCTCGGTAGATGAAGAGGGGATGCTTACCTGTGTCCTGAGAAATCAAGGTCGGCTAGCTCACCTCGATGAGAAAATTCTCAAGGGCTACGATAAGCGTCAAGCGTAAATCTACCTCGTCATCTCAAGGATTATAGTATGTGCGTCATCATTGATAAGAAAATTGGCCAGGAAATCCCGTTTGAATCCTTGCTCCTGGCTGCTGGGCGTAATCCTGATGGGTACGGCGTAGTGATTGCCGACAGAGGAGAAAACGTTGTACTTCAGGGCCTGGCTGAGAAATCCGCTACCGCTGCCGAGAACGTCGCAAGGTTCCTGGAACAGGCCAAAGACCTCCCCTGCATGGTTCACTTCCGCTTTGCTACGGCTGGCGCTCGAACGGTAGGTAACGCTCATCCGTTTCAGATCCTCTCCAAAGACAAAGACGGAGTGGACATGCACATGATGCATAACGGGACCATTCACCACTTCAAAATCGAGGGATCACAAGACTCGGATACCGCAAGGTTCGTGAATATCGTTGCTCGTCCTCTGTTGAAGCGTCTGTGGAAGTCTCACGGAGAAGATGAGGTGGCCTTCCTTGGTGACCCTGTTCTTACTGAGACACTTAAGGCCATGGTCGGCTGGGGTGTGCTTACTTTCCAGACATCGAACGGTGGCACCCTCCGTATTAATGAAGTCAACGGAAAGGACTACGATTTCGGCTGGGCGAGCAATAAGAACCCCCTCGATACCTACAAGGTGCAGAAGAAAAAGGACGACGAGCCGAAGTTCCTCCCCTCTGTTCCCTGGACGCCACCAAGCTTCATGCAGTCCAAAGAGCAGAAAGTCATGGAAGACGCCCTCCTCAAGCGATCCCTCGATGTAATGACGCAGGGCGAGGACATCTCAAAAATGATCAAAGCTTCGTCTGCCACCACATCAGCCCTTCCTCGCCCCAGTACTCGCCTGACGGCCACAGATTTCATTAAGCCCTATGATCTGGAAGACCTAATCTATCTGGACATGGACGACATCAGGGACATGGTGCATGACTGTCCTGAAGCAGCAGCTGTTATCCTTATGGACCTTCTTCATAAGTTCTATGTGGAGAAGACAATCCAGAAGCGAGTCGAGGCCGGAGCAGCCAGCAATGCGAACTGATAACAACAAAGAGAAGGGCGTCTGGTCTGACGAGAACCAGGGCTTCCCTTGGTATATGGATGTCGAGTACATCGATCAACAGAAAGCGGACATGGCCGAGAAGCTAGACCGTGCTCTTGACCTCGCTTGCACGACGAAAGACTATCCAGAGCTTGCCCGCTGGGAGGATCACTATCTATTTGTCTATGGCACGCTCAAGCGTAACAAGTCGAACCATCGTGTTTTACAAGACAAGTACGTCCGGTACGTTGCAGATTGCTATACGACCGATGCCCAGTACTTCCTTGCCCAGAGCCGAGGGGGTATCCCTGTTCTAATGGGAGCTTGGGGGAAGAAAGACGGAACAGCTAAGGCTGTCAAGGGTGAGCTATACCTTGTGAAAACAAGCAAGCTTATCGCGCTGGATGTCTTCGAGCAGAACGATATCATTTATAAGCGGATCAAGATTCGTGTGTCTGTGCCAATAAAGCCGGACTTGAAGAGCGATCCAATAGACCACGTTGTCCCGTGCTGGGCCTATGTCGGCATGAAGAAAGCTTGGTCGGATGAAACCCTAAGCGTCTGCCCTAGCTACGAGAGGGTACAGAAGAGCACGGGCAAGAAAGAACCCTTCTACACCTACATAGGCAAGTGAGATCATGCGTTGCGACATCTGCAATTATCTGGAAAACACCTCTGGCTCTTGCCTAGAAGATCCGGGCGATCTCCGCCCACGCAAGAGTCAAGTCAAATACTACAAAGATTTAGATCAGTGCCTTTGTGGGTATTGTCTTAAAATTATAAACAAGCACCGTAGATTTTATGAGTTTTACTATAGCAACAAGAGTGAAGTAGACGTTGAACGACCCAAACAAGAAAATAAAAAGACAACACCTAAAGTGCCCGAAATGTCCGAGTAGCGACGCTTACACTGAATACGAAGACGGACACGGCTATTGTTTTAGTTGCCAGCAATGGTTTCCACCTGAAGACAAGAAAGTCTCTGTACCGGAAACTGTTAGCCTAGAGTATCTGCCCTGGCGTGGGGTCTCAGCTGCCACCATGCGAGCTATGGGCGTCCAGACGAGGGTTAGAGAAAATGGCGAACCTTTCTCAATTGCGTATACGTACCCAAAGGGCGGCAAGAAAGTTAGGCTGTTCTCCGAGAAGAAGTTCGCTTCTGAGGGTGATATGGGCAGCCCTCAGCTCTTTCTCCAAGACAGATTTCCTTCTGGCTCAAGTCGTTATGTCACAATTACGGAAGGAGAACAGGACGCGCTAAGCGTATTAGAGATGTTGGGCCTGAGAGGAGCAGTTGTCTCCCCTCGTTCATCCAGCTCAGCAAGGCGCGACTGTGCAGCAAACATAGACTACCTGAATACGTTTGAGAGGATATACCTATGCCTGGATGACGACGAAGTAGGTTTAAAGGCTGCTAGACAGATTGCCTCTCTCTTTGATTTCAATAAGGTCTATCTGGTTAAGCTGAATGGTCTTAAGGACGCAACGGCTTATCTAGAGGCGCACAGAGAGAAGGACTTTCGGAACCTCTGGTTCTCAGCCCGTAAGTGGCTACCCGATAATATAAAGTCAGGTCTCGAAGACCTAAAGAAGACAGCTGTAGGGAAACGAATCGATGCGATAGCTAGCTACCCATTTCCGACATTGCAAGAAATGACAATGGGCATTCGCCCTACTGAATGTGTCTTGTACACAGCGCTAGAAGGGATCGGTAAAACGGAGATACTTAGAGCAATCGAGTATCACGTCTTGAAGACAACCGATCTTAACGTAGGCATTATCCACCTGGAGGAGTCCGATCAGAGAGCTATACAGGGCTTAGTCGGGTACGAACTGAAGAAACCTGTACATCTGATCGAGACTCCCCAGAAGGACGTAGACGACGCTATAGACAAGCTGGTGAAAAGAGATGATCGGTTACATATATACAGCCATTATGGCTCTAAAGACCCTGCTGACTTCATTTCTTCTGTCAGATTTCTTGTTGCTGGCTGCGGCTGTCGTCTTGTCTTCCTTGATCACATCACTATGGTTGTTTCTGGTGATAAAGATGACAACGACACTTCTACTCTTGACGAGCTAAGCACACAGCTAAGTATGCTGGCCATGGAGTTGGAATTTGGTTTACACTTTGTCTCTCATGTTAATGACTTTGGCAAGACCAGAGGCTCTAGGAATATATCAAAAATTGCTAACATACGTATCGATTTGAGCAGAGATCTGACAAGTGAAGATGAGACTATTCGAAACACTACGTCACTTACTGTATCCAAGAACCGCTTCTGCGGAGACACAGGCCCAGCTGGAAAGCTTTTATTCAGTCGTGAATCGTTCACAGTTAACGAAAGAGAATTTTAGGGTTCCTGACTGGGTTCTATGCTACGAAGACTATCAACGATGGAGAAAGAATATGTGCTGCACATGTGGAAAGAAGGGTGTCGAGACGTGCGATTCCCGGAAGAAGATCGACTGGCTCAAGCCCATCGAGGGTCGTCTTAGTACTTATCAGCCCTCATGGTTCAAAGCAAAACGCCAGCGTGGTGATTTTCGGACAGCTTCTCCCGAGAACAAAAATCTTGTGGTGATGAACGGAGACAAGCAGGACCACTGTGTCATCGTCGATGAGTACGGCTATAATGGTGGCGCTCAGTACGTCCGTAACTTGGAGTTCAAAGACGTTTGGGTGGTCGCCTGGCTGCGCAAATCTGGGGAAGTGGAGGCTGTTACGTACTATTCGCTTCCGGCCTTCAGGAAGGGTGATGTGAATGCCCTTGGCGAGCGCGCTCTTGAAGTCCAGAAGATCACCTACGCGACGAATTAACTTGCAATAATCTGAGATATGTGTAATATACGGTTGTAGGGGATAGAGAACCACGATAAGTGATCTACCCTAGGCTATCCCCTACACCGTCCCTTTTCTGGAGTTTGCTTATAAGATCTGTAGTACTTGATTGCGAGACCAATAGACTAGAGAACCCAGATCGTGTTTGGTGCATAGTTTGTAAAGACATAGAGACAGGTGAAGTCCATGAGTTCCGAGAACCTGACCGTGATCCTGGCCCTTTTCTTGCCTATTCTAATGTTGTTGATCGTTGGATTTGTCACAATGGCCTTGGTTTTGATGTTCCTAATCTTAATCGCCTTATTCCTTCCCTGGCTATTTGTTGGCGTTCCTGTATTGATACTCTTGTATTATCTAGGCTACTACACTACGGGCTGGATCAAGGCCATTCGCTCGAAGCATGGGGCCAAAGACTATCGTCGGCAAAGATAGATTTCAAAGACTTCTCTAAGCTATCTGACGAGATGGTAGCTTACTGCCGGCAAGACGTAGAACTGACAGCTAAACTATACAAGCACCTTCTGGAGGATATTGATCTCGAACAGTGGCAGACAGCTATAGATATTGAACTGGCGGCTGCTCACTATTGCCATATAATGAAACAAACTGGCTTTGCCTTTGATATCGAAGGGGCCAGAGATTTACACAAACAAATCGTCGATAGATTAGTCCATTTAGATAAAGAGATATTAGATGCTTTCCCGCCTAAAACAGTTTTACTCCGAGAAATTACACCCAGTGCTACAAAGTACGGGACGCTACACAAGAAAGATTTTAAGTGGCTTGAACGACGAGCTGATGGGAGTCTTGATCTTACTCCTTATTCTGTGGGCGCTCCTTTCAGTCTGGTAAAGTTTGAGCCTTTTAATCCAGGTAGTACTACACAAATCATTGAGCGCCTGAATAAGGCCGGGTGGAAGCCCACCGAGAAAACCAAGGGACATATCGCTTTCGAGAAAGAGTTCCAGAGGCTTCCCCAGTGGAAGAAGAAGGAACAGCAGGCCAAGCTAGCCGAATGGCAAACGTGGGGCTGGAAGGTATCGGAAACGAACCTAGACACGCTTCCCCCAGATGCCCCCAAGGCCGCGCAGCTGCTTAGAGAACGCTTAATCCTCGATAGGCGGCGATCTACCCTGGAAGAATGGTTTGCGGCTTACAGCCCCTCTGATGGGCGCATACACGGGACGATTAATCACATAGGGGCTTGGACACACCGTTGCTCTCATAACAACCCGAACATGGCCAACATTGTCTCCACCGATAAGCTTTACGGAGAGGAGATGAGGGCTTTCTGGCGAGCGCCAGAGGACAGGTGGTTAGTCGGGGTAGACGCAGACGGAATACAGCTTCGTGTCTTAGCTCACTATATGGACGACCCCAGGTTTACGGAGGCGCTAGTCAATGGAAGTAAGGATCGAGGAACTGACGCCCATAGCCTTAATCGAAAAGCTTTGGGATCTGTATGTGGAAGCAGAGATATTGCGAAAACATTTATCTACTCCTGGCTGCTCGGAGCGGGAGCGCAAAAGACAGCTGAAATCCTTGGATGCAGTCTTAGTGCCGCTAGGAAAGCTAGAGACGATTTTGTCGAATATTACCCCGGTTTACGAAGACTTAAGACAGAAACAGTTGTTAGCGACGCATTACGGGGTTTCTTCGTTGGGCTAGATGGCAGATTTGTTCCTTGTGACAGTGAACACCTGATGCTCTCAGGTTATCTACAGAACGGAGAGGCTGTCATAATGAAGAAAGCTATGGACATCTGGTATCCGACCCTAAAAGACAAAGAAGTCGATTTCAAACTATGTGATTTTGTGCATGACGAATGGATTATCGAAACTAGGAGGTGCGTAGCGACAGCTAAATACATTCTGAAAGTAGTGACAGACAGCATACGGCAAGCTGGGGAGGTTCTAAAGACCAAGTGTCCGATGAAAGGAAATGGGCAAGTTGGGAAGAATTGGGCAGAGGTTCACTGAGTAACTATGATCAATACCGTCAGCTAACGATATACCAATTTGTAGCAATCTATGATGGCGAGTGTTTTGACAAGTACATACAAGCTCACTCAATCGGCGAAGCCCAAGAAATCTTCCTAAATCAGGTTGAAGAAGACGAGTTAGACTTAGCAAAGTTTAGTGTCTATTCAGTCTGCATACCAGCTAATGACGTTTTAGATCAACTAACAAGAAAGACAAAGATTAAGTTATAATGGCGACGCAGACGTATTATTTTACAGGTACATGCAAATGGCCTAAGCTGGCAAAGCCAGATGAATTTCGAGGCCAAGAGAAATACAAGATTAACCTCTACCTTGATAAGAAGGGTCTTCGGGATCTTAACGAAAGTGGATCGAGACTAGAGGTGCGTACAGATGACGATGGGAAGTATGTAACCTTCTCGCGTCCTGTGAGCAAGAAGATCAAAGACGAGACTGTAGAGCTAGGTCCGCCGTGGATACTGGAGGTGAAGGACGGAGAAGAAGTAGACTTTGACTCACCAGAGCGCATTGGAAACGGATCGACTGTAACTTGCAAGGTGTCTGTCTACGACACACAGATGGGAAAGGGACATACTCTAGAAGCTGTTCGCGTTGATACTTTAGTTGAATACATTGAAAGCACACAAGCCGAGATCGGCGAAAGGAAGTTCTAATTATGACTGTTAAGTACGCGGTCTTTACCGAGACCAAAGAGCACTATAATGCCAAGACCAATGAGTACGCTACTGTTGATGAGCTGTTGGAGATGATCGCGAAGGGCAAGAAGCCTTCTTATGTCTCCTCACATCTTAGCCAGCACGTTGACACCCTGGAGGATGCGAAGGTTATCCGTCGTGCCAAGGAGCTGGAAGACGAGCGCTATAACACCCGCGACCGCATCGTTACTCGTAAACTGGTTAAGATTGAGGAAGTTGCCAATGACTAATGTTCTCGCTAAGGCCCTTCGTGAGCTTGCAGACGCAGCTGAGACCAAGGAAGTTGAGAAGGAAGAGACGAAGAAGCCCCGGACTTTCTATGCGATCTATGCGGAAAGCACTCCGTACCCCTATGGCCCGAATGGTGGATATATCACCGATCCCAAGGGCATTGAGGAGTACTACAAGCTGTATCCGACCGCTCGTCCCCGTCCGTGGTCTCTAAAGACTGCACAGGCCCCTCGCTATCTCGTTGAGAATACTGGTGAGAAGGCCCGTGAAGAAGTCGAGAAGGCTATTGCTGGATTGGAAATCATCGAAAAGGGAGCTACTACCGGCTCTAATAACGGATATCGCGTGAAGTATCACGTTGTGACGATTACCGAAGGTATCGCATAACCACCAAGACAATTGACACCCTCGTCTCTGATATCTACGAGGTACTTACCAGCGGTGAGGGTGTCGATGTCTCCGATGATTTAGTAAAGGATTTATCAGATGACATCGCAAGAACCGTTAAAGATCGACTCGGAGGAGGTAGAGGCCGAGCTGACCTTAGAATGTCCAATCTTGGAGTCCCTTGCGATAGAAAGCTATGGTACACAGTCAATCGACCTGAATGTGGAGAACGACTTAGTGGAGCAACAGCTTTTAAGTTCCTATACGGAGACATTGTTGAGAGACTGGTCTTACACCTCGCGAAGATAGCGGGGCATGAGGTAGTCGGAGAGCAGACAGAACTTGACATCGATGGAGTAAAGGGACACAGGGACGCAGTTATTGACGGACGTTTAATTGACGTAAAGACAGCTACTACCCATTCTTTTAATAAGTTCAAAGAGCACAAATTAGAATCAGACGATCCATTTGGTTATCTAATTCAATTAGGAGCATATTTACATGCCTCTCAAGAAGACCCGGATGTCAAAGACAAAGATAAAGCAAGTTTCGTCGCGGTCGATAAGCAACTCGGGCACATCTGTATCGACACCTACACGACTGGACACCGAGACTATTCGGAACTGGTTTCTAGAAAACGAAAGATACTGGATGGGAAGGAACCACCCGCAAGGGCTTTTGGAGACATACCGGACGGTAAATCAGGTAACCGTAAGCTCGGAACCGAGTGCTCCTACTGCCCCTTCAAACACGAATGCTGGCCAGGACTACGAACTTTCAATTACGCCGGAGGGCCTACTTTCCTTACGAAAGTTGAACGAGAGCCAAAGGTAGACGAGAACAAGCGAAAATTTTGAAGAACCAGTTTGAGAAAGACACATACCAAGCTCTAGCTAAGGAGTTCGGAAAAAACAATGTTCTATATGAGCCTTTGCAGTTTCTTTATACAACAGAGCATTTTTATACTCCCGACTTCGCCGTATACGAACCTGGACACAGCGACCCTAGCTTCTTCGTTGAGGCAAAAGGCTACCTTAGACCAGATCACCGGAGGACATTGATAGCCGTAAAAGACCAGAACGATATTGATCTAAGACTTCTATTTCAAAAAAACCAAAAGCTCAGCAAGCAAAGCAAGATGCGATATTCAGACTGGGCTGAGAAACAAGGATTTGAGTATGCCTGTGGACTTCGACGAATTTCCGATCTCTGGTCCTAAGTACATTATCACCGAGTATACCGATGATGGCGAGGATCCGTATGAGTTCACCTACTACAATTATGATGAGGCTATCGGAGAGTTTCACTATTTTCTAGAGTCATACCCAGAGTACCGATACACATTCAGGACCGAATAGATTTGAGTACGCACTTAGTAGTTAGTTGTAGTCACGCTCACTATGAGCACGATAACGAGAGGGCATGTTGGCTTGGCAAGCTTATGGTGGATGTCCGCCCTGATGTTGTAGTTCACTTAGGTGATGCAGCTGATATGCCCTCTCTGTCTTCCTTTGATAAAGGCACTAAAGCCAGCATAGGGAGAACATACGAGAAAGACATAAACAGTCACCTGGACTTCCAGGAAAAGATGTGGGAGCCAATCAAGAGACAGAAAAAGAAGATGCCATACTCTGTCTTCTGCATAGGTAACCATGAGCAGCGAATAAACAAGGCCATTAACGCAGCACCAGAGCTTGACGGAGCTATTAGTGTCGATGACCTGGAGCTATCAGCTTGGTATAACGAGGTAGTACCCTACGATGGAAACACTCCTGGTATTGTTGATATCGATGGCATTTGGTATGGTCATTACTTTGTTTCGGGAGCTATGGGCCGCGCGATCTCGGGGGAGCATCAGGCGTACTCTCTTGTTTCGAAAGCGGGTGGTAGCTGTACTCAGGGCCATACGCATGAGCTGGACTATTGTGTACGTTCGCGTATGGATGGGACTAAGATGCACGGACTCGTGGTGGGATGTTTTCAAGACTACACTAACGACTGGGCGGGTAAAATAGCTGCGTCATGGGACCGTGGCGTAGTAGTGAAGAAACAAGTAGAGGATGGAACTTATGACCTTGAGTGGATATCCCTAAAGACATTGAAGAAGGAATATGCTTAGCGAATTATTAGTTATTTCTAAAGAGACTTATGCTTTAGCTGAGAGCTTATTAGAGACATATTATTTAGAGCAGTTGATTGAAATCTCAGACCTTGATGAAGTTGACGTATTGGCCATTTTATTAGAGACAGGAAAGCTTGAGCTTCCTGATGTTATCCCCCTTTAACGATGGACGATAAAATGAAACGGCGAGCAAGACGCCGGAGGAACCTGTTAGCAAAGCAGGTAAGATCCTCTCCCGAATTCCGAATGAAAGTTAAGCAGGGAGAGACCTATAAGCGGTTAAGCAAAAAAGATATTTTGTTAGATATGGACGAGAGCGATGAGTAGCGTTTGGATTGTATCGAAGAGAAGTATTCTTGGCTGGGAACCCCTTGCGGCTTTTAAGACCTTCGCGTCAGCGGATGAGTTCTGCGAGAGTAACGACCCTAACTTTGAAGACCCGCTTAAGCAGAAATACACAATTAAGACTCTTTCTCTAGGCTATTGGTACGATGAGGATGAGGACGACATGGAAGAAGACGAGGACGACGATTAATTAACGATGCCTAAACGAAAAAGAGATTATAGAAAAGAGTACGATGAGTACCACGCCAAGCCAGAACAAAAGAAACGTCGTGCTGAGCGTAACCGTGACAGACGCGCCGCTGAAAGGAAGTATGGTAAGGCCGCCCTTCGTGGAAAAGAAGTTGATCATACTGGATCACACAGAACTGGAAACCTTGCTGGCGTCCCTACTAGAGTCATATCAAAGCGTGCAAATAGACGCCGACAACCCAAACGGAGTTAACCGTGAGTAACGCTAACGTAGCCCAGTACCTTTTCTTTAAGGTGACAGAAGAGGCTGGCGAGGCTATCCAAGCCATCATGAAGATGTGTCAGAAGGGGCCTAACGGTAAGTGGGACGATAAGAAGACAAACCTAGAGCACGTTACTGAAGAACTATCTCACATTTCGACACTGATTGCTTTTTTGCTTGACTCAGAGCTTATCGATAACAGACGGTTCTGGAAAGAGCACGACGTTAAGTCTGAGAAGTGGGGGAAGATTATTATGTCTCTAGTTGAGGAGAAGAAAAATAACAACGATAGTGACGAACGGGACTCAGATAGCGACGGACAGTCAACTGACAGCGGGCAGTGAGATACAGCCGGGAGTGTACGCTAAAGTTGTTCGAGATGGGTATCATGTCTTTTGTGCTTCTGGGGCTGCTTGTATGTTCCAGCCTCTCATCAATTGGTATAAGGGAGGAAGAAAACAGAAAGATCGGCCGCAAGTAGGAGAAGATTACTGGGCTTGTCTTTGGGTCTTTGACCCGGATCAGGGTGCGCTATGGTTTAAGAACCCCATGACTAACCCTTATCCAGAGGTTCTTAACTTCCCCAATGCTATGGGGTCTGGTGCCACGTATGCTCTAGGCGCTATGTACGCTGGGGCTGATCTCGTTAAGGCTGTTGAGATTGCGAGCAAACTAGATATTTACACGGGCGGAGAGATTCAGCTAATCGATATCCCGGTGCGACCACCTAAACAATCGAAATGGAAAAGAGTCTGGGATGCTTTGCGGGGAAGCGGTAATCAGGGGTAAGCAAGGCTGGATTAAAGCTAAAGACAGAGTAGTTGAAAAAAACCACCAACAGGCTACTGATGTGGCTGAGTATGTCTTCAAACTGGCGTCAGGACAAAGCAACAAAACCTGGACAGTAAGGGCAGCTCGTCCCCATCAGTGGCCTTTAATTACAGGTAAGTCCACATATGATCTTCGTATAGGCGACGTGGTGGCCCCGGTTAGTCAGGATATGGGTTACTCTGATCGAGGCTGGCTTCACGGCTTTCTCTTTAGACAGAAGCATACGGGCGCAAGCTGGTTCTGCCTTGATAACGATTATCACCGGCGATTTAGGGGACGTATCGAGAGCTTAGCTATCGAGAAGCGCAATCAAGGCCAGGGGATCTGGTATTATCGCTTTGACGACCTTCCCTATACCTCTCTGCCTAACCAGTGGGATATGGATTTCAGAGCGGACTATTGGGGATCGTTCGTCACTGGCTTTATGCAGAGTGTGCCTAGCGAGGATCGGGTGGATACCAACAGCCTAGTGACAGCCGAGTGGATACAGAAATACGCGCCGTATGGGGGCTATATCGCCTCTGGGGACATCACAAGCCACATGCGGACCAACAAGGCACCGCTGGCTAAGGATTCCACCTTCCATCAAGTGTATGTTCTGAAAGTGATTCGCGGGGAACAGCACGGGGGCTTTCGCGTTAGGGATGTTCGAATTATCCGTGATCCGGTGACGGTGGTTTATGACCCGACCGTGGACCAACTGTGTCTAGAAGGTGGCATCCTCACGTATCCGTAACAATTTTGTTAAAATCTGTGGCGTCCGAAAGCCCCTTGGTGTATTCCATAATGGTTACGCCGAGGGGTTTTCTTTTTGTTCTCTTGATAAAGGGAGTTATCTACCCATGCTAGCGCTGACTTGTATCTTGTCTGTGCTGTCTTTAAGTCTGATCTTCGCTGTTATCTGTGCAGCTGTTGGTTTTAAACAAGAAATTGACGGTTTGCGACTCAACATGCAAGATATGTGCAGACTGATAAAGGGACTTCAGCAACGGGTAGCTTATCTAGAGGCGGGAAGGCAAGACAATGAAAGTGTATCACAACTACCACAATACCGGCGGAACGCATGATGCAGAGTTCATTCTCATAGATGAAAAATGGTTCGTCAGGCTGAGATGGGATCACGACCGTCTTCTGCCTATGAAAAAGATGGAGCACGTAGTTGATGGAACAGGGCAACTCTGGTCAACAATCACAGGAACCGGACTCGAAGGAAAGCCTTACGAAATTAGCATCCGACTTGTGCCTGTCAATAAGACAACCAGATGGAACGGAAACATTAGCTACCCCCCTCTTGAAGCTGCCCCCGCTGCCCCCGTACCAAGTAGTCAAACAAACGAGGCGCTACCTCCTCCTAGAGCAGAACCAAACGAGGGAACAGCACTTACTATGTCTGGCTTGCTTAAGTCTGACAGTTCTAAGGGATAGCAAGCTAGTCTGCGACTGCTGTTCTCACCGATACCCTACAGAAGAAGATGTCAAGTTCTACAAGGACCGGCTGGGCGTGGACGTTTCTATCGATGATCTGGTGATAAACTCCTAGAGCTTGCCACCATGATACGCCAAGCTATCGTGACCTACTGGGGCTACCTGTTTGTCTTGTCTCTGTTAGGTAGACTCTGGTCCAGCTTACTCATCGATTTACTATATGCAGGCAACAGACAGCAAGGGGAGACCCTAGCAGCTATTGGGGGTCTGAGTAGCTTTATCGCTGTGGTAACCTTAATTTCAAGATGCTTTGTCAGCCTGTAGACAGAATAGAGCTGTACCTTCTATACCTGTTCATATCAAGAAACCGATGTGATCCCGTGTGGAGGGTACAGCTATGCAGAAGATTGACGGTGTTGACCTTTCTGGCCTTATCGATGAAGTAGCAGAAGATCGTCGTAAGGAACTAATTGCCGAGGCACGCAAGCAGATTTCTGGTATCGTCCTTAATCTCGCTCAGTGGGCAAATCAGTCGAAAGATCTTGAAAAGCAGAAGAAAAAGATTGACGAAAAGATCGAGAAGGCGCAGGGAAGGCTCAAGAAGATCAGGGAAGGCGACTGGAACGCTCTAACCGAGCCACAGGACCAGAAGAAAGAAGCACAGCCAGCTGAAGGATAGGCGATGGTAACGATCACAGTGCAAGGGAAAGCTACTCAGATATTCGGCGGACCTACGGCACAGTTTAAGACACAGGTTAGCTACAGGAGATGGCGGCATAACAGAGAGCTTGTTACTTCAGCCCCTACGCCTCACTACGCGCCGTATATCGATGTGTTGGTAGACTTTCCGGGGAAGAACGCACAACTAGCTCTCTCTATTGTTCCCCATCGAATCCCTGAGCTTATGGAAGCGCTTCAACTTGCACTGGATCACTACCAAGCCACCAATCCTTTAACCAAAGAACCGATGGGCAGATAATTCCATGGCCAAAGAAATCATGCCCCTAAGTGAAGTGCTCGCCCCTGAAGAAGCGGAAAGCGCTAAGTTCTGGTACAACATGTGGAAGGTAACAGCTGAGGTACTAGAGCAATCCATGGCCGAGGGGTTCTTCAAGAATCGGATTGACGACTCCTTTATGACGCTTCAATTTATTTCGGGGGCCGGCTTTGGGTATGGTCTTACCATGGTCCTGAAGTTCAACGTCGTTCTTCAATCTTACGTCGGCTGGTTAATGTTTGTAGCGCTATGCTATCAAGTCTACCGCTGCTACAGGACAACCAGACGTGAGTCTGAGAGAAGACAACGTAAATATGCCAGTGGTAGCTTAATCGTGGGGACTGTAAAAGCGACCGCAACGGAAACCCCTCGTTCGTTCGGGGAAGTGCGGGAGATGTAGGTTCGAGACCTGCCCGTGGCTTTGCCCATATGGTGAAACTGGTAGACACAGGGGACTTAAAATCCCCCGACTAGCTTAAAGCTGGCGTGCAGGTTCGAATCCTGTTATGGGCACTTAACTGCTGGGGTAGCTCAGAGGTAGAGCAAGCGGCATATAACCGTTAGGTCGCGGGTTCGATCCCTGCCCTCAGCACCAGATAGTTTAGCAACCGACCCCAGGGGGTCAAAAGAGGAGAGTAAGATGAACGAAGGAAAGATGGCCGCTGCGGGCGAAGCCGAAGGCGAGCAGAACCAGACGGAACAGGTTGCAGCCGAGCAGGAAGCAACAGCCGAAGGTGGCACCGAGAATAGCGGTGGTATCTCCGAAGGTGAAGGCACTCAGGACCAGCCCGCCGCCGCTGAATAACGCCTAGAAGATCGGGACGAATGCTGTATAGGTCTACATCTAGCGAATGCCGAAACAGGGGTTCAACTCCCCTTGCCCCGCCTGAAAAGCCCAAGGGGTATCGTCTAACGGTTAGGACACGGCTATGGTGACTTATCGATACCTTGTCGTCCCGGCCTCTTTAGGTGTCTTTCCGAGACTTTACACAGGGTAAGGCCCTGATGACTAATAGAAGTCCGCGACATGTCGTGACCGATCTTGCCCCCTTGGAGTCCCCCAGGACTTCAGGGGGTTTCTATTTGGGGGATACAATGGACAAACTGCCTGTAGCTCTATGGATGATCTTTTTCCCTCTTGTCTCGGAGAGTATCAAGAACAGTCGGGGGATGTCTCGAAAAGAGAAGGTGTCAGTCGATACATATAGCTTTGTCTTTTATGTAGTGGGTATCTTGCTTTTGTGGCCCTGGTCTTAAGAGCTTATCAACGAATCGCAGGTTAGTATGGAGTATGTGGATCGCTTAGGAGACATGGAAATGGTACGGACTTGGAATAGAGCAGCTAACGACACTCTCGACTGGAAGGGTTTAGCAGCTGTAACAAGTGGACGAGCAGCCAGACAGATACAGACAAGCCCTAACAGAGAAGAGAGGTTTCACCAAAGGGCAGAAGCTATTCGAGCTGCACAGACGCTAGGTCTCAGATACAAAGTCACTCCCTTCTCTGTCTTAGTAGGCGATCCAAAACACTACGCACAGCCAACCGTCTCCATTCCCCCTGTTGTTGAAGACATCCCCAAGCCTAAAGCTATCCACAAAAGAACCGTCCTCTATTCCCGCCGCTCCTGTGATCCTGTACCAAGGGTTCGCCGTACATCTAGGGCAGACATCGAATGATGTGCCCCCCGGACATCTTCTGGCAAGCTGCTACCTTTGTTGTCTTCTTATTAGGGACACTGGGGGCAGCTGCCCTACTGGTAGGCATCGTTAAGTGGAGTATGAAGGACTAATGAGCTATGCCCTCGAAATCCTCGCCAAAGAGCTGAGCGCCAAAAAATCCCATCTGAAGTACCTGGACAGTGCCAATAAGGAGCTATTGGACAAGATCGGAGAAAACGCTAGAATCGTCTCCACCACCGAGGAAATGATTGCCCAACTTGAGGAAGCGATCTTAGCCCTTGGCGGGACACTCCCTGAGTCACAAACGAAGAAGGCGAAGAAATGACGAGAAATGCTCTTGCAAACTGGGCTGCTGGTTTTGCCACTCTAACGCTTTTAGGTCTTCTTATGGGCTGGAGTGGCGGCGCTATTTTAGGGTGTTTCGTTTTAGCCCTTATCTTTTTAGGGGCATCGAGGTTTTCTACCCAGGAGGAGATTGACAAGCTGGACGAAATGGACGCTGAACCACACCCCCTCAATACCCGCAACGATCTCGACAATCACAGGGATAGACGCTCATGACACGGTTCCAGATTGGCTCTCTCATCTTCTTGCTGATCATTGCCGTCTGGGCAGCTTGGGAGCTAGCAGAGCACGTACCGGCCTTGTTCCTCGACTAGCTGTCACACTGGCTTGTCACACTGGCTTAAATTTGGTATCAAATGGGCCTCCCCTGGCGATAGCTATCGGGAGGTTTTTCTTTCTGTCTTGCAGTGCCAAACCGTTGGAATCACACAGATTTCCCCGCGTCCGATCCGAGAAGCGCTAGCTTCGAGTTCCGAGGCGCAGCCGAGGATATCTCCCCTCGCGGGAGGGTATACCCAAGGGAAAATCTGAGTCTTTTCAGTAGCTTGGCTGTCAGGGCAGGCAACCTTTGGCACAGGATTGTCACACATGGCTACTTTCCGCAAACGTGGTTCCACTTGGCAGGTTCAGATACGCATCAAAGGACAACCGCCCCAGTCCCGTTCGTTCCCCACAAAATCAGCCGCGCAAGCATGGGTAGACGATCAAAAGGGGTGCATCAAAGTCCCTGCCTCTCTCACACTCTCTGGCATCCTCTCAGACTACGAAGCGACTACCGCAAGCGCAGTCGATAAGGCGTTTATCAAAACGTTTAGAAATCGTTGTGCATTCTTAGACAAACCAGTAGCTAAGCTGACAGTTACAGACTTCATTGGCTACAGGGATTCGCAGCTTAAGGTATGCAAAGAGTCTAGCTACAATAGGGCAATCAAACCGATCCTCGCCGCCTTTCGCAAGGCAATAGAGATCAAGAAGTTTCCCTCCGATTGTGCAGACGCTTTGAAAGCTACGAGACTGAAGACAAAACAGACAAAGAGAAGGCGGAGATTTATGAAGGATGAGCAGGAACGTTTTAATAGTCATTGTAGCTGCCCTACTTTGGATGGGGTGGTTACTACTCTTGTCGAAACTGGTATGCGCTCAGGAGAATTGTTTGTGGCGAAGAAATCCTGGCTTCGTGACGGGTGCCTTTACCTTCCTGCACCAGTTACCAAAACAAAAAGCCCCCGGACCGTTGCGTTAAGTCCAAGGGCTTTATCTGCTATCGAAAAGATGGCTGCTCAGTCTGGTACTGAGAGGATTGTAGGTCTATCTAAGGGAGTCCTGAAAAAGAAATTCAGGAAAGTCTGTGCTACAGCGGGTATACACGATTTGCATATGCACGATTTACGTCATGAGTGCTTGTCTCGTATGTCTGAGTCTGGCTTGTTTGGTCCTGCTGAGCTGATGTCTCAATCTGGCCATACGAACCTTAATCAACTAGGAGACTACATTCACGCTAACCCTCTGCTTATTCAGAAGAAGCTCCTTTCGCTGGCAGCTTAATCTTAACGGGGAGCGCGTTTGCAGACTTATCGGAGCGTGCTTTCTGGCCCACATAGTTTCCGTAGTTCTCTGGGTCGGAAAGCATCTCCTTAAACTTCTCAAGAGTGCTAAATCCCTTAATCTGTGCCCAAGCCCCACCCCTGTTGAAATCGTACTTATCCTCTATGTCAATAGAGCCGTCATCATTCACTTTGAATTTAAACTGTCCAAGAATATTATAAGGGGCATTGTCCCCCGTATAATCCCCGTACCCAATACGGCCCGATGTCTTTCCTGTCTGTCTTACCTTCTCTTCGATAATCTCCCTAAAATAAGACATGTCTTTGTCGGTAAGGTCTGCCTCCGTAATAGGTTCGGTGCGTCCTCTCGCGATGGCATCAACGAATAATCTTTCCGCTGTGTTACTAAGGCCGAGACTATCGTATACCCTAGTACCCATCAGGAAGATTTTGTCGGTTAGATCGAGGTTACCCAAGTTATTTACATCAACTGGCCTCTTCGTAAGCTCCCCTGTAATAGGGTCAGCCTTCATAAGTACTGGGGGGCCGCTCAGATCATCCGTACCGGAACCTCCCCCCAAGTCCATATTTCCCTCACCGCCTGCTAGTTCAGGGTCAGTAGCCAGATCAGTTACAGCGGCCATGAAAGCATCAAGGGGTACGTTAGCTTTATTCAGGCCATCGCCAGCGTAGTAGCTAGAGCCAGCCGTAGTAGGCAAACCAGCCCATTCTTGAGCCAAGCGATTAACAAACTGATCTTTACTGATCTCGCCACCGAGATACCTGTCTAATCCCCTGCGACGCATCAAATGGACAGCTAGTTTGTCTTGAAGCTCAGGGGTCATCTTTTCCTCGCCGGTCAGCTTAAGCTCTTTCTTTAGACCTGTGAGAGTCTTCTGTAGGAACTGATACTTGCCGATAGCTGTGCTTGGCGATCCAGAAGCTTTAATCGTGTCTTGGTAAGCCAAAGCCTCGTCCACTGTCATATCGACAATGGGGGTTCTGGATCGACCGCCCCAGACTTGATTATAGCCTGCTACACCGGACTCAGCGCTCCCGACTAGATCGAGTAGCCCCCTCATCTTCTCTTCGTTGTAGGTGGTTGCTGTCCCGCTTACAGCTTCATCTGTGTCTAGCTCAATGGCTGTGTCTGGCTTGTATGCGGATTGCTTTCTCCAAGAAGCTCCAAAGGCTGAGATGGGCATATCAAAGAAAGTAGAATCCTTGGGAGGCTCTACCGTTTTTTTCCTTCTCCCTCTCCTCCCTTACTAGGCGGGTTGTCCTTCTCGAAGTTCTTAATCATCGCCTGACGTATCTTCGTGAAGAACGAGAGGTTTTTCTCAGCGGAGTCATCGAGGCCAAGTGAATTCATAAAGCCTAGAAGCTCCTGGCTAACGTCCTGTCCCTCAGCTTCCATGATGGGTGTGAGAATACGGAGCTGTCGATTAAACTCATTGAGAGACTTCTCAACGTTGTTCGTCATGACGTTCTCAAAGCCACGAAGACCACCAGCTAGTGGATTACGCCAATCCGACCTTCTTTCAGCAGACGATGTAAGAGAGAACTGCTTAGCTGCGGGATCCCACCTAATATTGATGTTAGGTCTTGCCTGGATACCTTCCTGAACATCTCTCGCTAAGTTGCTGAAGGTCTGCTCAAATCCGAGCTTAGCCCACTTCCGATAGTTAGCCCAGAGATCAGGATTTGTCTTCCCAAGCTCCTTCATCTTCGCTGTGACTTCAGGGGCGGCCATCCTAGCAAAGACTTCCATCTGCTGCTCTTTCTTCTTGAAGTTCTCCAAGAAGCGGATGTTATTAGGACCGAAGAGAGCATTAGCAGCATTAGCAAGGATCTGAGGTGTAGCCTTTGGATCGTTAATGATACTGATAGCTTTCTTAAGCGTCTCTCCATTAAGAGCGCCTAACTCCCCCCTATCAAGCTTAGCCTGCTTATTGCGGTTCATTTCGTCGTCCAGAGACTTCGCATCGCCAGACATAATACGACCGACAGAGACATCGTGAAGAGCTTTAGCAGCGTCAGACTTAATCTTCATGCCCTTCTTAGTGAGCAGAAAGTCGTTATAAATCTCCGCACCGCCAATCTCTCTAACGGCTTCTAAGACACGAATACCATCTGAGCTTTCGAGGACACGCCTATTAACTTCATCCCTCATAGCTTTGACACGGTTTACATCCGCATTAAGATAGCCGTAATCCTTGTCGTTAATTAGCTTCTCGTAGTAATCTATGCGAGAGAGTGCAGCTTCCCTGATGTGCTTGATCTTCTCTGGGGATTTGATTGTATTGTAGTATGTTGATGTGTTATCCGCCCACGTCTTAGACAGAATATTCTCCACGCCTTCTTGGATAGTAAACTTCATTGCTGCGAAGCTTCTACGTAAAGCCATTTGCTCGTCTGGCGTGGTGTTCTTACCCTTCTCACGGGCTGTCTTGAGCAAATCCTGGAAGTTTTTAGAGGTGTCTGCGGTGTCTGTAAGTACCCTGTTCACATACTGAGTTACTTCATCGAGAGCAGTACCGACCGCTTCCTCTTCGTTTAGGTTACCCTGCTCTTTAGCTAAGGCAAGTTTCGACCGTTTACTTTCTATTAGTTGCTTAGCTTGCTGTCTTTCCATCACATAGTGACGGGTCTCAATTTTTGTGTAGGGTCGTCCTTCGTTTTGCCTGACAAAGAAGTCAGGGGGAAGGTACTCAATATTAGTGTCAACAAAGCGATTAAAAGCTTTCTCTTCTTCATTCTTCTCCGCTACGCTAGATTTCCACTCTTCTCTAGCTTCCTCAATAGCAGCTGCCGCTGGTCGTCTACCTAGAGCCTGTGCCACCTGTGCTTCAATACGGTCTGCCTGTGCAGGATAGCGAGCCTTAGCGGCTTTAACCATAGCTCCCATTTGCGCCCAATAGTTAGACGCAGTGATCTTACCTTCCTTGTAAGCCTGTGTGAGCTTCTGGCCACGAGTGCCGATATTCTTGATTTCAGTACTAACGGACGATTGGTCTGTCGTGAAGATCGAATCTTCAGTGTTTTCCTCGCCGCCCTTAGCGTTACTGTCAACAATGTTTTCGGCAACCTTGTCTGCTTCTAGTTTCTGTTGCTGCTCATAAAAATCTGATTTCTGGTCAATTACGTTACCCAGACCAGAGAACAACACTTTCATTGAGCGATCAGCATCGCCTTCCTTACTAAATCCAATATAGCTAGGATCGTTGGTCTGCTGAACTTCTGCTCCAAACGCTTTAACCATTAATAACTACTCTGTTTCTCCTGAATACGTTTGCGTCGATCCTCCATCTGTGCAGGGGGTGCTTTACGCCAAAAGTCTTCTCTAACTGACTCAAATAAACTCTCGTTGCCCTTAATAGCTCGACTGATGATGCTATTGTACTTGTTCGGCTGGATACCCCCAGTAACTAGCCAAGCCTTAGCTCTCCTAAGATACTGATCCCCAAGCTTCTCGTCGCCCGTGTTGTATTCACGTATTGCCCGACGATACCACTTAAGAACTTCGTCTTCAGCTTCCTTTTCAGCTTTCTGTTGGTCCTTTCGAGACTTAAGCATCAAGAATGTATCGGAAGCATCACGATTAGTTAACCCAAGCATACCAGTCATGAACGCATCAAGACCAGTGTTGTTATCGGTTATAATGCCACCGTTCTTTGTCATGAAGATGCCCTGGTTGTACATATACCAAGCTTTAACGGCGTTATTAACCGATGAGATGTTACGGGTTATCTCCATGAAATCTTCCATAGTCGGAGGAGCGACATCAGGAGTGAATAGAGATAACAAGGCTCTAGTAGCTGGCTCAGCCGATGAAATCATATCCCCCAAGATAGAGCCAGAAGCACCGAGCAATACCTCAGTTAGCGGCTTGTCGCCCTTAATGATTTCTTTAAACAGTGTTGTACCACCGGGGCCAAACCGTTCGTTAATATTGTAATCTTTACCAAAGACAACAGAAGTCAGCGTCGAAAGTATACCCTCATGGGCAGCCTGCAACAGCTTATTGTCTAGCTCTATTCCCCTTTCGAGAGCTGCTTGCCTAACGTCCTCATAGAAGGGGTAAACGCCTACAGTGGCACCAGCGCCCACAGGAAGCCCGTACAGCGTGCTATACGTTAGGAAGGCCCTTATCTTTTCCTGCTTCGTTAGGCGGCTTGAGAACCCCGGTAACAGCTGCTCAGCCAATCTCGCTTGGAAGGCAAGGAACTGCGTTGGGATCGACCACAAGCCCTGTTGCCAAGCGGCATTAGAAGCCCGAGTCATATTCACAGACATAAGGTCTGCCCGCTGTAAGATCTGATTGCGAGTTAGGTTATCGATGACCTTTCCAGGGTTAGCCTCTCGCCAAGCATAGAAAGCAGCGTTCCAAGCCGCTAAGCGAACAAAGCGTTCTCCCTCATCAAAGAACATCGTCCCCTTTTCAAGGAAAGTTCCCAGAGGCCCCTTAAACAGGTTAGGTTCAAATACGTCATCTCTCCACGCAACCTCACCGCCAACGTTATAATAGCCAGTCTTCTTAAGCTCAGTGTAGCTTTCCCGGAACATATCAGCGTTACCAGACCAGCGGGCATACTGATCAATAATGGCTTTCTCTTCCGTAAGAGCGAGCTGACGCATACGGATACCATCACCAGCAGCCCTTAGAGCCATTCCTGGACCAGCTATAGCCGCTACGTGAGCAAAGGACTGCGCCTGTAGAACTAACTGGACAGGGTTGAACAACCCCAGCTTGGTGTGAAAGGCGATTGATCTAGCATACGTGAAAGGGTCTTTGACGGTCGGGAGGTACTTCTCTGTAACCACATTAGAGACCTTCTGACCGAAACGCTTATAAATCTCGTCAACCATCTTTGTCTGCAACCAGAACAACTTTCCGCCTAGCTCAGACTCCGCTCCGATGAACATGATATTTGCTCGACGGGTTGCTTGAGCAGCAGACAACAAAGCCTTATTCGTGGTCTCAGTATCCCAGACGGGGTTGTGGAAGTAGTAGACAGGGTTACGGCGAAGCTCTGCGATAGGTGTCTTCATCACGCTGGCAAACTCTTCAATGAAGCTTTCCACTGCACTCGTCTTGTAATCGTTCATATGGCGACTACGAGTTACGTTAGCGATGGACTTATTGAGAGTATCCAAGGGAGACAGTAAGCGAGGCTTAGCTAAGGCAAAGATGGGGCTGCCCTCTGTTCCCTTCTCTTCTACTCTGGGCAGATCAGGATCACGAGAGCCGAGATACTTTTTGTCTACGTTCTGAGCAAACAGATTGTACTTACTACGCACACCGTTGAAAAAGTTCTCGTATCCCTCAAGGTCTTTCTTGAAGTGATCCATGTCAGATGTGTTGCGCCCTGTGTACGTCCAGGTGATCTTGTCGTCCAAGTGTAGCAAAGCGGGCGTAATAGTGCCGTCAGGGTTCTGCCTTTCAGTGAAGAAGCCCTTGAATGTCTTTAAGTCCCACGGTGCATTCTTAGACAGGAAGTCCGCCAAATCCGCCTCTTTACCAGCGCGAAGCATAAGTCTAGCGGTCTCAGCCACCTTGGCCCATTTCTGAGCTTCAGCAGATGTAGCAGCGTTCAATATAGAGACATCGCCCTCATAGATGTGACGCAAAGACCCAGATGCATTGGAGCGCCTAATCTTGGGTTGCTTAACGAAGAACTGATCGCCGTACTCCACGTGCCCACCTGGACGGTAGGGAAGGATGTTCCAATCGAACTTAGCGTTATCGTAGTTCTTTACGACAGCAAAATGAATAGTCTCTGTAGTCCTGGCTGTTTCAAATAGAGGCTTCTCAAGCGGATTAACAATCTCGATAACCTTGAAACCTTCGTCCGAAAGCTTCTTGTTCAAGTCGTCAGAGATGTCTTTAGTCACCTGAGACCGTAAGTGAAACTCACCTTTCTTAGTACGAGGGTCATAAACCCAGATACCGAAGTCCTCAGATGTATCTTCGAGAGGTAGCTTGTCGATAAGTCGGCCAGCAAATCCCCTTGACGCTTCCCTCTGCGTAGCGCCACCTTCAGTCATAACATCTGTAAACACTCGCATATTCTCAGCGCCCATACGGGACAGATCCCGGTGAAGAGCCAAGTTACGCAGAATGTAGTCCATATCGTTTAGCTGGACATAGGTGAAGTAAGCTTCTGTCTGAGCTTCAGAAGGCATGGCCTTGTATCTAGCTACGAACTCATCTTCAAACTCAGAGATTGTCTGAAAGTAGTATCCTCTGGCGCCTGTAGCTTCATCTTCGTAATCCCGGTTCCTACTCCAAATTGCCGACAGTTGATCCTTCTCAACCTTGCTAAGGTTCTTTGAAATGGCCTTGGAAGAGTCAAGCATGACCCTGTGAAGCTCTTGGGCGACAGTCGTCACGAACTTACGATTAGCGTTCTGCAAGCTGCTAAGCTGATCTTCAGGCGTGCGTAAGAGGTTCAAGAAAGCATTAAGGAAGCCTCCCTGACTTTTGTTAGTTGAGTCGATAAGTACGTCACGAACACCATCTAAGGTCTCGTCAACGGACTTAGCGATATTGATGAAAAACCCGTTGCCCTGCTGTAAGATCGAGAAGCCATTAGGACTTAATCCATATAGATCAACGCCATAGACAGCAGCCTGTGAGGGACTGTCAAAGAGTAAACCGTCTGGTCTACCCATGCGCAGATTGACAACCGTAGTGTTAACTAACTGCTCTTCTGGACGGACGACTGTAAAAGGCCCCCCGAAAGACACATCAAGGAAAGCATCGTTCACACGGTCATACGTGGTAGACAGAGACTTCTTAGCCTCTTCGATAGCTACCTGCATTGTAGACTCGGGGATACGAACAACAGCGGAGTTATTTAAAGGGATGCCAAGCAGCTTAACAGCGTTACGTTCCAGCGCTCTTAGAATACGTCTGGTCCGCTCGTTCTTAATCGTGCCTTCCAAGCTAGCTACATGAAAGATCGAGGGCGTCTTAGCTTGCAGCCGTGTGCTGTCTTCAAGAGGGTCTTTTCCCTCCCAAAGTTCCTTTGCCTCTTTCATGGCCTGTGAGTCTGCCGCTTCGTCTACCATACCGGACCTAGCAGCAGCTTCGCCGAGATCATCCTCCATGCCAGACCTTGTAATATCCGCCATCTGGTTGCGGACAACAGCGCCCTGCTCTAGCTTCTTGGCACGAATGGACTGTAGAGCTAAGTTGTTAACTCGGTTGATAAACTCATGAGCTTGCTCGCCGGCGGCTCTAGTTAAAGTTGCCTGTAGCTTTACCTTCTCGATAGAAAAGTTAATCCAATCTTCTGGCTTCGTGAAGTCAGCATCGGGCATGTTCTCAACGCCAGCTTTCTTGGAGTTCTTCCACGGCTTGCGTTCATACTGCTTAAGCAAAGCGGGTTCGTTGATGTTGACGGTGTTAGAACCTTTGTCGAAGACAACATAAGCACCGTTCTTTAAGGGCTTATCCGACTTTACGACTCCGGGATCGCGAAGACCACCAGCAACTCTGGAGAAGTCCTTAAGCTGATAAGGCACGGGAGCTTGGCTAGGACCGAAAGAGCCGGTTGCAGACCCCTGTATTCCAGGTGCCAATCTCTTCTGTCTTAGCTTGAGAAAGGCCATAGCGTTGACTAAGTCTTCGTTCTGCGCGACGGTTAAAATACCGTGATCCCACCACTTAGCTGTAAGGAGATGGGCTGTCTCGTGCCACAAAGTCATTTCAAGCAATCGGCCAGGGTCTTGTGCTAAACTAGGCGCAACTGGCTTTGCTCCGGGATGTAAAGGCTCACCCCCAGCTACAAATTTCCTTGCTTGTCCTTCTAAAACAAAGTCTGGGTCAACCTTAGACACGTCGGGAAATTGGCGCATAGGCCCGTTCCCTGCAAAACCTGCGTCATAATGAGCACGAGATAACTCAGCTGTATCTTTGCTGAAAGCGTAGTAAGGCCAAGGATCAAAGGATTCATCCATGAAGGCTCTGATTACGGAAACAAGCTCTTCATCTGGGGGGATATCTTTAAGTAAACCTCGGACAATGGCTTCAGTAGCACCGGCAGAGTGAACTGGGCCGTCAAGAATACTACGGGGTACGCCTGAGTCTTTCATGTACTCATAGAGTCCACGTTCTGAAGGAGGATACATTTTAGTATCAAAATCCTTAGCCCGCTTAGTGGCGCCAGCCATAATCTTGTCCAGATCGACTTTGACAGTATAACCAGCTTTGTTAAGTAACCCCTTTGCCTCTGGGGAAGCCTCTAGTGTAGTAACTCCGCGCCGTCTGTCTTTATAGAAATCGACAAAATCTTCAAGATACCTGTCGTCTGTAGCGTATGGCTTTTTATCGTAGATACTTACGAAGTTCTTTTTCGTGAAAAAGCGCTTTAACAGGGCAATAGTCTGCTTGTTGTCTAACTTTTGACCGTTGCTAAGGTTTTCAAAAAGGTATTCGTCCAGATACTTCGATACGTTTTGAAGAGCAGCGACGTGTCGGCCTAATAGCTCATAGGTATCTAGGCCCTTTGATATTCCGTTTCTAATTCGCTCAAGAACGAAATCAATAAGACCAGAATCGTTTATAAGCTTCTTCGAGACTGGTTTTCCTGTTCCCGCCCCTAATAAATTATCGATATCGCCTTCTAGGCTTTTTGCTGTGTGCAGAACTAAGGATTTGCGAATAGTAGGATCGTACGTAGCCCCGACATCCTTTATATAATCAGATCGCTTAACTGGATCATCTTTATATTTTGCTGGCATGTTGTCGATGAGGCGTCGATCCACAGAAGGATACTTTTCATAGATAGACTCGGGTAGATCGGGACTGCCCTTTATGCTAATAGAACCACTAACCCCAGTATCACCAATCCTTAGCTCTCCCTTAGCTCCATCCCAGATAACCGGAATACCTGTATTAGGGGACAGAGTAACTGGCTGGGACTGCTGAACTAAGGCTGTTCCAGTGGATGCGTTGTTCTTCGGGACAGCGCTTAAGATGCGTGTAGTATCTTCCGTTGCCTTCTCAATTGGCTTTAGGTCTTTGCTAGCCCCAGTCGCAGCGGCTTTAGCTCCCTTAAGTCCCTTGAAAGGCAGAAGAAAGACAGTCATATCCATAGCACCGAGGATACTATCGATCATTCTGTCGTTAGAGGAATAGCTGATAACACCCTCAGCAAAGATCATAGCGTCAAGCGGGCTGTCTTCTGCTATCTTGCTAATGGCTGCTACTAGCTCTTTCTTGAATGCGCTGGGCTTAAGAGAGTAGAGATAATCCACCTCTTCCTGAATGGTCTTGCCAAACTCCAAGCTGAAGTTAGTGTTAGCACCCTCGACCGCACTAGTTAGGTTCGCATAGCTCCAAAACGGTACAAGCTGCTTTGCGTACTGCTTGATAGTCGAGAAGATACCTTGCCGCTCCCACTCAGCCTTTACGTCTTCCAGAACGTTCTTAGCGATGTTGTTCTTAGCGATATGCTGTGCAGCGGCGTCAGCTGTGTCTAGATACTCTAGAGGGATATCGTTTAACGCCTTCTGGTGCGCTTCCTGATTGCTTTGGATCACTGGAATGGTGGAAACCACCCGTGCGCCGTACAGCTCCTCTAGGATTGTTTCAGGGTCTTTCGACCCGTCCACCTTCATTAGGCTCATCAGCTCGTCAGCCTCAGCAAGCGTCAGGGGCCGGTTAATTTTGCTGGTAGCCTCCTGGACTAGCCCGAGGCGCATTTTCCTGTCTGCGATAGCCTCTGAAGCCGCTACAGCCCTTCTAACAGCCGCTTCCTCCCCTAGCTCAAACTGATTAGCCAACACAGGAAGCCCCGGCGATTTCTCACCAAGGGCCAAGTGAGCTTTCCTAGCTCGTTTCTCTGTGGTCGCGGGATCGGTTGTAGGCGGGGGTGAAGACGGTAGCTCAGCCGGTGACGTATCCAATTCATGGAAGGTATCAGCCGGTGAGACTGTGTTTGTCTGTAAAGAGGGTGTCCCCTCGAATACGTTGTCTTCCGTGTCTAGATCGAGGGGATAGCCTTCCTCGAAAACCTGACTAGGCAGTGCCGCTAAAGATTGAGGTGCCAATGCTCGAAATAGTTCCTGCGTTTTTCACTAATGCACCACCAAGAGACGTTAGCCCCTCAGCTGTTGCTCCAAAGGTTGCTGCTCTCTGCGCCTGTCGGTTAGCCGAGAAAACCTGATTGCCTAACTGCTGCTGTTGATCAATGCCCACGATGTTCGTGTTGCCCTGAGCACTAATGCCAGCCTGTGCGCCAGCTAAGCCAGATCCTTCTGCTGCCCCCTGAGCCGTTGCATTAGATAAAGCTACAGATCGTTGCATTTGCATTTCTCTAACAGCTGCACGTCTCCGTCGAAGGGCGTCAAGTTCTGCGGCCTTCTGTCTAGCACTCTCAGCCTTTTCCTGTGCCTTAGCTTGGTCTTTCTGGGCCTTAACACCCATGATTGTACCAGCTGTACTAGCGGCTAAGCCGATGCCTGCGATAATTGATGTTACTGCTGCCATGCTTTTAAGTATGCTTTCTCCACGGGTTGATACCCGATACGTTGATAATATTTGTCTAAAGTGTCCGATGAGTCATCCACTAGAGACGTTAGCTGTGTGTATTCAGCCTTAGCTATTTCGATGGCCCAATACTCAAAGGCTTCGATTAGCTTAGCCCCTAATCCTGATCTTCGGTGCTCCGCGTCCACCCACCACAAAACCTCTGTAGCAATCCTACTGTCGTTGAAAAGTATTTGTTGTACAGCAGCGGCGAAGAGGGCGACGGGTTTACCTTCCAGTAATCCCAAGATGATAACTCGATCAGTGGGGTCAAATAGATATTCGATGAGGAGTCCATTAACCTTATCCGTGTCGTATTCTTTATCTTTATAAATTGAAGACAGAAAGAAGGCTTGTGTTATCTTTTTGATGTCTTCTAAATCCGTTAGGTTCGCGACCTTTAAATCATACTGAGGCGTTTGAGGTTTCAAATACAGACCACCCAATTAGATTAAACGCTTCTCCCTCAACAGACGTAACCTTGAACTGATACACCTCGCCCGAACCCCTGGACTTGATGCGCCTACGGGTATAGTCGAATAGGTTACTAGTTGTCGTAACTCGCTGTGCTGAAGACCACTTGCCAGTTGATCCAGAGTTGGCGTACTTCCATATCGATCTAAAGTCTATTGAGCTATCCTCGTCACTTGTGTCAAAGAACAGGTTTATATACGTGGGGCTTACACGCCTTTGCCCGTCCCCGTGAACCTTATATCCGGTAGTAAAGGAAGACTCGTAAGACACCCCAGTTTCATCAAAAACATACCAATCTAGATAGCTAGTGTTCCAAGGCTCAGCAAACGTCCAATTAAAACTTCCAGCTCCGTCAGATACAGACACTAAGAACTTGGTAACATCAGCCGCGATTGTCTCGGTAACTCCGTAAGCATAAACAGTATCTAGCGATGCATCAATTACAGTTGCTAGGGCGCTATTCGTTACTATAGCCGGAGTGCTCACAGCCTCAGCAGACATGCAGACGACAACACTATTAATAGTTACATCAGAGTCATCTACAGACCAGCCGTAAAAGGCGTTACTCATCGTATTGAAGCAAAGTATCTTATCGTAGCTGTATCTCTGTCTAAAGGATACTGGGGCCGCTGAGCTATAGACCCACGTAAGAACTCTGGTAAATCTGTTATATGCGCCCTTGGCGTACCTCCTAGACTCGATCGGAATTTCGTCAAAGAACTCTTTAATTGTGTTATCGGTAATAGAGGTAACTACAGGGATGCCAGAGGTACTATCGGAAGTCATCGTATAGATGCCCTCGTTATTCCAGAAGGATGGAACTCCCGCAATAGAGACGAAGGACGATGCAGTTAATACCGGGATACTGGACACTTTGACGACAGAGTAATCATTAGCCCTAAAGCCAATACCCTCTGAGCCTGAGACCTTCCAAACGCCATTAGTCGAAAATATAAGAATTGAGTCTTCAAAAGCAAATAGTCGAACAACGGTCCCCGAGTCAGGGATCAGGATTACTCCACCATCGGAAGGCAAGAGATCAAATACGTCTTCGCAAGCGGGGTCATTTACTTGGTGGCATTGGCCAATCTGTGAGTCTCGTTCGATAATCTGGGAAAACAGTATTTCGTTAGCGAAGCCACTGCCCCTAGTACCTGCGTACCACACGCGACCGGCAAAGAACTCAATCGTTGATGCCCTGTAATCTCCCGATGTCCTATGACCAGTCAGATTCTCGATTACTCGACCACTAATAGTATCTAGGCCGTTTCTTTCCTGGTCATAATAAGACAGGATGAAGTGACCTTTTGGAGCCGGGGTATTTGCCCTGTTATGCTTCTGGTGATTGAAGTCTAGACCATCCGATACCATGTAGAGCCACCAAACGTCTGCGTTAGATGGGAAATCACCGCGCGCAGAGTCCCAGTTGTCTAACGGCTGATCAGATCCTCCACCAGACAAATCGAGTTGATCAACGTCCCAGCCCTGATTTAGTACATTATATTCATGCGCGTCGCTAAGTACAGAAGGTCTATCGTATACCTCAAGGCCGTCATCAACGCCTTCAAAATCCCTGATCTGTAGAGTAATTGCCGTCGCCGACACAGTACGCGCATCAGGATCATAGCTGACATAGATACTCTCCATAGCCGGATTAGCTACGAATAAGTACCCCTTGCCGCTAGCATACTGACACTCAAAGTCACCGACGAGTAAGCTACTGCCAGATGGTTTAAATGGACTTAGATCAAGAGTATCGACCAGATCGTCAGAGACAGCTCCGTCATCGGTTTCATAGAAGTACAGAGTGCTGGCGATCTGCATCACTAGAAGAGAGATGTCCCCGTCACCAGCAGCAGCATCCCATCTGTACGTCGTTATTGCTCTCGTATCGCCGTTATTTGTAGTCTGGTAGCCAAACTCGAAGTCAAAACCAAGACGGCGGCTAACCGTGCCCTTTTCATCGAAGACACAGTTATCCGTTTGGGTGACTGCTTGCTCGGGGAAGTTAAGGCCAGTAGCCTCTGTAATTAATCCCTTAACAAACGTATTCTCAGTAAATGTTCCGGCTTGTCTAGGCAAGTGTAGTCAGTAACTTCTGTGCGTTAAAATACTTCAGTATAGCTTTTTCTGCTTCGTGGACGCTGGTGAAGCACCCTTCGAACTCTTTCGGCGTGTTTTTCTTTTTTTCAAGCCTTGCTCTCCAAAATCCATGAGGGTCAATAGGGTAAATAATTGCTGTCTGACCGTCCACTGTCACCTTGCGTTCCTTGGGCTGGTCTCGCTCAATATCCGGTTCAATATCTGGATCGTATCTCATCTAGTCCTTCTTCCGTAGTTCGGCAAATCGTTTAGGTATCCAATAGTGTCATTATGGGGAATGGCCAGCTTAGCTCGCTGAGAGTGAATCATTTGATCTCTAGACTCTTTCCTGGCCAAGGCGTGATCTGTCTGCTTTAGTTCTGCCCACGCTAGAGCCTTAGCTTTGTTCAAGAGGAGTGAGAACTGTTCTGCGTCAAGATCAGGGGTAAAGCTACCGCTCTGTGTCCAGGTCGCTGTCTTCTGCCCATAACAGACTGTTTTAGCCTTCTGGAGGGTTGTATCTACATCGCTGTCGTAGGAGTCAAAAATAAGTGTGTAGTCGTCCAGAGATGTCCAGAAGTCAGGGGCCTTATCATCAAGCCCATAAATTGGCAAGGTGTCAGAACCAACAACGAGCGTGCTGGAAAATACGTTGTCTGCATCAGTATCCAGGTTGTACATATGCTGAAAGAACAGCTCCGGTTCTTGGTATTTTACGTCCATAACCTTGGCTGCTGTCTCTCCGTCTGCGATCTTGTCGTATTTAACCCAAAGAAGATTGATTACATCCGAGGGAATAGTCATCAGGGTAGGCTTAGTGTTGTCACCCGAGGCAGTAAGCTCAAACAAGCTGAAGTGTTCAGGAAGCTCTAGCCGAGAAACAATATCGAAGTAGCAGCGCTTAATGATCGCCACGACCTGTAGAGCCTCGGTAGTATCTGTAATGTCGTTGATTTCATCACTGTCCATCGAGGACAGAATCTCTTGTGTAAGCTCTAGTACGGTGGATTTCATTTATTTCTAAGATAGTCCATAAAGTTTCGACCGATCTTTTCAAAGGGACGAGACAGAAAGTAGGAAAGAATAATAGTCTGTTCTAGCGACTCGTAGGGAGAGGGAAGCTTTGCAATACCCCAACCCATGGTAAAAGTACTATCCAGGGCGATAGCGCCAACGTGAAGTACAAAAGGGTAGACAATAAGCGGACGTATAAGCCTCGTAACCCACCAGCCACCTTCGGCAACCAGAAGTTCTTTTTGAAGCTTCCTAGTTTCCAATTCGGCCTTAATGGTTTCCACGGCAATGAGTGCATCAGTATCTTGTCGCTTAGAATAGACGGCCAAGAGTTTATCTAGGACGCCACCTGTTAACCAGCTAACTATCGAGGTTAATACGCTTACCATAGCTATAAAACATCCATCCCGCCCCAGCCAAGACTGCCATCATGAACACCAGGGCAAAGGGGTTGTTGACAGCGCTAACGAGGCCGGTTCCTAGCGCACCCACGAGGCCAGTTACAGAGAGCTTCCACGTGGTGTCAGAGGGCGTAGTGTCATCCCCGGCCTTCCCTAGCCCTTCAGGGACTTCAGGACGCTCCTGGACCAGCTGTAGCCCTTCTGCGGCCATCTGTAGCCCCTTGGCCTTTACGCCGCGTATACGGGTCGTCCAGCCCTTTCCGAAGAACTTCCAATCCGAGAGGCGCTTCACGAACCCTAGGCGAGCGTCACACATATAAGCGATCACTCCGGCTAGATCGGACAGAGACGTAGCAGCATCAAGCGTAGCTGGCCCTAGATGTCCGTCAACCTTAAGCGTCCGGTTCTCAGTCTTATTGATCGCCCTTTGAAGATATTTAATAGCCTGGTTCGGGCCTGAATTCACTGCGAAATCAAAGACAACAAAATCGAGACCAATAGGCAGCAGATCCCCGCTTACCTGATCCCAGTAATTTGTCTTATAGATATCGTACACTTCAGCCTTAGTGATCTTCCGAACGTCCCTAGGGACTAATCCCTTTAGACGGCGATAAGAGTTATACACTCGCTGAATGATGCCTGACTGTGTTGCGCCTCCGTTGTCTTCGGGATGATTCGAATATCCACCTTCCCAACGAAGCGTTTCTTTCAGACTGGTTTCAAAATTGACTTTCACTAGTTTACAAACTCTAAAACAAAGCAAACACCATCAGCACCAGTACCACCTGTTACACCAGTCGTAGTATCTGTTGCAGTACCGCCAGTACCACCAGTGCCGTAAGCTCCACCAGCAATACCAGCAAGTGAAGTAAAACTATTAATTGAGCCTGGACCAGCACCCCAGAAAGTTCCGCCACCACTACCGGATATTGCTGAGCCTGAACTATCTCTTGACGATATCGAGGTGCTGTAGCCACCCATGCCACCGGCAATGTTCAAAAGGCCGCCTGAAGCGGTCCCGCCCGCACCACCGGCAAGAATAGCTGTAGAAGATGCACCGACGCCACCTGTAGCGCCTACACCACCACCGGCAGTATGCAAGGCTCCAAAAGTAGTGTCCCCACCGTTACCACCGTTGCCACCTGTATTAGCTCCACCAGCGCCGCCTGTACCGATAGTAACACTCTGTGAGGCACCAATAGTCGCAGCGCTAAATAGTTCAATACAGGTTGCTCCTCCGCCACCACCACCGCCAGCACGGGTTGCTGATGTATCACTATTGTCTGCACCACCACCGCCACCACCTGCCCCGGTAGAAATAACGAGGCAATAGGCCATGCCGGCAGTAGGGGTATACGTGCCGCTAGCAGTAAAAACCTGAACAGCTACTTCAGTTATACCGGAACCGGGAGTTTCGAATGTTGGGAGAGCGCTGGCCCCGTTAGAGGTAAGAACCTGTCCAAGACTACCAACAGACGCGATAGACTGAAGAATTCCGGTAGCAGTAGTACCGCCACAAATAACAGCGTAAGCAGTAGCAGAAGATCGCCCGGTTCCGCCATCGGCCACGGTAACGTCTGTTCCACCAACTTGGTAATAATCAGCACTACTTAAGTTGTCGAGTAGGTCTGCGTTTAGACCGCTGCCGGGGCCGTCAACCGTGAGGAGTTTAGTTAATATCTCTGCGGCTGTGTCGTTGACTTCTGCTCCGGTCTCTATTGTGTCTAGCTTAGTGCCATCTGTAGAGATATCTCGTCCATCAACAGTACCAGAGACAACTAAGTTCCCGGTAATAGTGTGCGTACCAGAAGCTAGTGTGCCTACACCAGTAACGTTATTGGAATCATCTATGATAACGCCAGAGTTCTGTACAGCTGTTCCGACTAGCCCATCCCATCGGACAACCGCGTTATCTGTTGATACTCCCCCTGAGTCTATGCCCGCTGTACCACCCTGGACAATTAGATCCCAGTATGTTTCCCAGAGAGCGCCCTGACCGGGCTGATTAGTCGCATCAGAGGTGTGAACAACAATACAGACATAAGATGAGCCAAGATTGAAAACCACATCCCCAATGACGTAGCTTTCAGAGATAAGCCATTGTCCTTCCCAATCAAGAAGAAGAGACGTTAAGTTAAGGCCATCCTGGGTATAGCTACTAGCCTCGATCGATGTAGCTTCTAGAGTTCCTGTCTCAATCGAGGTGACATTCAAGATGTCGTTAGAGTTCATATCGAGATCAGCGCCCATTGAGTTGGGGCTAGTGCCGTCCCTAGAGAGTGTGTTCTCTAAGGCTGTCTCGATTGCAGAGTTGTTATTATTGATTGTCGTAATAGCAGACTGTTCGTTGCCCGTTATATTCGACAGATCGGAAAGAGTTAGTTTAGGCACTAGTTCTTGTATACTCCACAGTCACGGCACAAGAGCGAGTACCTGTAGAAGCGCCACTGTTAGAAAACCGTAAGTACTGATTAGCAGTTAGCGTGTTGTTTGCGACAGGACTAAGAACGTCAATATCTCCTTCAGCAGAACCGGCCTGCGTAATAGTAATAGTGCCAAGAGAGTCAACACCGTTCCGAGTAACGGTAATCACTTCGTCTGCTGTAGCTAAAGCACCGTCACCTAGAACGGTTGTAATTGTATTAATTGTACAAGCAAACGGAAAGACAATATAAAGAGGATCGGCGGTCGTAACATCTGGCCAGTACGTATTCATTGTACCGAGGTTGCGATTATAAACAGTTGTCCACGCACCAGAAGCCGCTCCATCCGCGACGTATTCTTGCCCAGAGGTAGCAGTAGCAATTCCCTTTGGTTCGTGGAGATCTGCACCAGTTAAAGCGCTATGTAAAACCATATATACCTATAAGCAAAAGAGGGGGTACGCTAGGCACCCCCTGTATTTAATATTCTAGAACAGAAACCACACAAGTTCCCGACTCAACAATACCATAGACCGCTGCCGTAGTAACCGCGTTACCGAACGTTAATTCACCGGATGGCGTAGGCGGTAGCTGATGGCCCGTTGTAGTGGTGACATTAGAAGCACCAACAAACACAATCGCAGCTACATCTAAATTGATCAGTTGCAAAAACTTGCGGTTAGGGTTAGCCGCTGCGAGCAAAGTTGCCGTAGTGCCGACCGTTACCTGAGAGGCTGCAAATTCATCACTGTTAGTAATGACCCTTTGCTCTCCGTCAGGACTAAGACCACCCCGGAGAACCATTTAAGCCTGCGTGATGGTAACTACGAGGCCAGTAAGGTCAATGTCAGTGGAAGCCGCCGTGGTGCCCGTAAAGAGCGCATAGAGCGTTTCACCTTCAGCTAAGACCTCAGTAAGACCTGTCACAGCCAAGTTAGCAGACGAGAGGATAGTATCAGCCGTGAGAGTGCCCACGTTGTCTGTCCCAAGTTCTGCGTCTGTGTTGTCTGCCGCTGCGTTAGTCAGCTTTCGAATGGACATAACAAGAGTGACGTTATTACCAGCACTTTCCACCTGTCCAGTAGCAGAGACAGCCGTGAGGGTATCTCCAATATTGAGACCCGTAATGGGCACTACAAGGGTTGAGCTAGTCTGAGAAGCCGGGAGGGTAGCGTGGCAGATATTTGTGCCGCCAGTAATAACCCAGCCAGCCGTTGCACCTACCTTAGCGTTACCACAGATGGGCACTACGTTCTGCCGCCCAGTCCTGGTTAGAGTACCTGTGCCAAGGGTAATTCGATCCGTGGCCACCTCTGCGGAGTCCAGGGCCAGACCCTTGAAATTCATTGTTTTATGTTTTGGAAGTACAGCAGTAGCCATATTAAAATCCTTTAAGTAGAAACCAAAGGGGAGACAAGCTCCCCTGTAGCCTTACGGATTGTACCAGTAGATACGAGCCTTAAGCCGACCTGCTGTAAAGACCGCTGTATTTGCGTTAGCACACAGAAGACCAGTATTGCTGAGCGTAGTACCAACAAGGGCACCGTCGCCAGACTCACCAGCCGGAGTACTATCCGCGCCGTTAATAAACTCGATCACAGCGCCCTGATCCGACATCTCAGCAAGTGCGAGAGCAGCAACTAGACCGTTGTAATCAAGCTCAGTAGTACGATCCTGATCAATCAAACCAAAATCAAGAGTAGCGGAACCGCCAGAAGTAGCTGCAGTTTCGACCACTAAGACAACCTTCTCGATACGGGCACCGTTCGGAATAGTGATTGTGTCAGACAGGATAAGCTGAGTAGAAGTACTCAGAGAAGCCAAGGGGATTTCAATCTCCACCTCGTGCAAAGCTCCAAATGCCTTATACTCGCCCCCATCGACCACAGTCACCTCATCGGGACCGAATTCAATGTAAAGGCCGTCGCTATTAAGCCAAGAACCCATAGGTTAACCTCCTTAGACCTGATCAGTGTCAGTAAGAATCGTCACGAGATTTTCAGGACGGAAGAGCTTGAAGCCCCAACGAGCCGTAGTGACGTATTCATCGCGCTGATAGTCTTTGTTGTACTCGGAGTCCACCTTGGGCTGCTGACGAACACTACCAACGAAGGGCAGCACATCAGGCGCAGCTGAGAAGAAGAGATTCGCAACACCAGTCGTGACCGAGAGGCCATCAATGGTTTCCGCGATGCTCTGCTTAAGGTTCTGACACACATACACGTCAAAACCGTAGATATTCATTCGGAACTGAGTACCAGTGGACATACCGTCTCGAACGATACCTTCCCACTGTTTGTTGTTACTAATATTCACAAGGTTCGTGAGGGTGCTAAGCTCGTACTCAACCGAGGGGTCAACAATAGCCACGAGGTTAGTCATGGGAACGTTGGCCTTCTGGAGAGCGTAGCGCGCCCTAGCGAAGTCCTGCGGAGCAATCGTCTCGTTGGTGCCAGAACCGACAAAGCGGTGATCGCCGCCGTTAATGGTATTCAAAGACGATGCAGTCTGCCCATCCGGTCCCTTTGCCAGCAAGTCAACTTCCATCGACTTCATGATTGCACGGGACTGCTTAGGCACGAAGGACGACACAAGACGGCTCATGTAGAAACTGTCCTGCTTCATCTTCTCGTAAATAAACGTAGCAGACGATTTGTATTTATCAATGGTGAACGTGAAGTTACCAGTATCCATCGCAGTGTAGCGAATCGGCTGACCTTCCTCGTAATCATTCACTTCGGCCTGACCGATAGACGGAATGTTAAGAGTGTCACCATCCGGGAAATCAAGCATATCAATATACTTCATTCCCATAAGTTCCTCTAACAGAACCTCCTTGATCTGCGTGCTCCAAAGATTAGAGCGAATCAAGTGCTCGTTAGAGAGAGTCGAAAAACCCGACATATATTATCTCCCTAATGAAACGCTGGGAGACTTACGACTTAGGACCAATAGGTCCGCGCAGTTTTACTGCTTATAAAAGTCCTCACCTCGATTAGCGGCGGCAATAGCATCCTTGTGAAGCTGCAACTGTACGTCTGGTGCCCAGTATCGACTAGGGTCCGACTTACGGAGATCGGAATAGAACTTGTAGTTCCGCTGCCCTTGGTTAGGCGTTAGAGGAACATTGGTGCGAGACGTGGGGACAGTAGGTGTCTGGTCCTGACGCTGCGTGTTCATTCCGAGTAGCTTGAAGAGCTGTCTAGGATTAGTTTTTGCCAGCTGCGTAGCTAAAGCCTCATCAACACCTTCAGCCCGCATACGAGCTTGTAGCTTTGTCTTGTAGTCATCCCCAAAGTAATCTTTGATAGTCTGCTCGACAAGGGCCGTGTTTTCTGAAGCAGTACGCGCCGCTTCGCGTTTCGTTAATTTATCTTCAATTATTGTTTCAAGATCAGGGCTGTTTGCGTCGGGGCTGTTATTGCGGCTCTGGTTATTACCGCTGTTTTCAGTACCTCCGTCTTGCCGGTTCTCTAGAGCTTCTAGAAGTTCCTCAAGGCGGACCCTGTTGTTTAAATCATCTCGAAGGCCCTTCTGTTCGTCCTGTAGACGTAAAATAAAGGCATCACTTTCGAGCTTAGCTTTGGCCAGATCTTCGATTGTCTTGAATTTCTTGCCTTCTCCCACGAGCTGGTCAATAGCGCTAGGAGCTGTGTTAGTACCACTAAATAGGGATTCTTCGGTCAATTAAGAAAGTCCAGTAGTTGTAAAATTCGTTTAAGTTGTGTTTTCTCGCCTATGCGAGCTGCTTGTAGGTATGTCCAGGATGCGTTGTCTTGTAGGTCTTTAATTGTACAATCTGCATCTTGAACCTGTTGTAACTCTTCCTCTAGGATGGCTTTTAGCCGTCTTAAGACAACGGAGCTGCGGCGTATTGTGTCTTCGAAATCCTCTTGTTTCGATGTTTCTAGGTGCTTAGTCCAGATCGAGGATAAGCGCTTAGCTGATGACTGGAGCAAGGTCTTCTCCCGCAAAATCATCTTCTGAGAGTCCCGAGGCTGTACCGGCTTCCATCGCTACGTCTTCCTGGGAGGACTGCTGGAGGCGGGAAGCATCCGCCTGTTCACTAAGTCTCACGAAGGGCGAGACAACTCCGTAATCCGAGATATCAAGGATATCCTCAAACATCTTAGATAGCTGGACAGTCGAGAAGTGCGCCTTCATCTCCGGGTCAGATCCGATCGCAGAAGCAAAGAAGTTATTTACGTTCTGGACGAGTTCTGCACGTTCTGCAAAGTGGCGGGCTGCGACTGGTCTAATCCTGCCTGAGCCAGTGATATCGTCTGCGGTAAGCTGCTGAAAAGTTGTAATCTTAAATTCATCGTCAAGAACACGAATAGACGAAGTGGTCATATTGCGCCGGCCTAACTCAAGTAAAGCATTAATAAGCGGCTCAACGAAGTTCTCTTCGAACTGACCAATCTTGTTCTGGAAGATACGACTTGCTGCGTTCTCTAGTCGCTGGACCTCGTACATGGTTTTTTCACCGGGAGTACGGAATCCCATAGCTTCTTTTGGAGCACCGGCCATTTCCTCCATTCGCTGTTCCAGGTTGCTAATCTCAATGTTAGCGTCTAGTACCTGGAAAGGCGGGGCCATCATCTCCACATCGCCGTCATCACCCACGTAAATACGGGCAAACGGTCCCCACTTAAAGTTCTCGACGTGTCCCTTAATCTTTAGAGGTGGGAAGGTAATTAGATCAAATACGTCGGCCTTTAGGTTCTCGACGTGATCAATTCTATATTGAAGCCCGATCAGGTTATCTAGAGGCCCCATAGCCCAAAGATTATCCTGGCGTTGTCTCCAACCTACGTGAAAAATAGGGGGCGTGCCAAAGTAAGACGGGTTCGGCTTCTTATAGATTATCTTATGCCGGTCAACCACAGTGATGATATGGTTTCGCAAGAACTCGTCTTTTTCTCTGTCGTACAGATCCCCCTGGAAAGTTAGCAACTCAACGTAATCACTCTGTAAATAGTGAACAAACGAGGAGAAGCCATCCATTTGGTAATATGCATCGAGGGGCTTAGTTTCACCAATAAAGCCCTGTACTGAATCCCTAACTCCCTTAATATAGCGAAATAGGTCTTCGTACTGTTCTTTGAGTTCCGGCCCTGACTCACGAGACAGATACTCTTTGACTTCCCCAATCGTCATATACGCGCGGGTAATCTTCGGAGAGTTCTCAAAGCTCGTGGCTAGAGGGTTAAATACTATATCTAGGGGAGATATGCGCTTAATACTGGGGCCGACATAGCCCACTTGCGTTTTCCCCTGGCCACCTTCAACTAAGACAGTGTTATCGATCCACTCAACTGTAGCAAAGGAGTTGCCGTAATCTATAAAATCGAATATGCACTTAGCCAGCTCTTTCTTGAAGACAGGATAGTCAAGAACCCACGATATGTAGGATTCGATTGCCTGTCTCTTGTCTTCTGTAGCACTAGCTTTTTCGTTACCTTCCCAAAGCAACCACTTCCGTTTCGGGAATAGGGACGCCATGTAATTGGCAAATAGGTTATCTCTGATCTGACAGAGTTTCGGGATAGTCGTCTTATTCTTCCAAGGAAGCGTGCTGTTTGTCGTGTCATCGGTAGAGGTAGCATAGACATACTTTCGAACCTCTTCCTTTTTGACCAGCCACTCTTGACGAAGGGTATTCCACTCCTGCCAGTACTGAGCGATACGGCAAGCCAGCTGATCCTCCGAAACGAGTTCCTTGATGTCTAGGACGTTACCAGCCACTAGGCGACGCCTCCAAAGCGCTGATGCACGGAGTACACCTGAGAGGCCAGAGGATCGGCAGAGAGGGCCGAAGCGGTCGGGGGCACACAGACATCGATGCAAGCCGCTAGGGCGTCCTTAACGTCATCGTGGGGCGGTTTAACGAGAACTAACTCTTCCTCTAGGACAGAGCAGTTTCCGCCTCTGTAGTGCCAAATCTGATTGTTCGAATATCGGGGCTGCAATATAGCGTCTACTCGTTCTTCCTTAGACCCTTGAATGCGGCTAGGATTGTACTCGTCAATAGATAGAGCTAAGCCGTGTGGTCTAATGTAGTCGTTCTTAAGAGAGTTTACGATGACCTTCTGGGCCACGGAGATTTCACAACGTATTTTTCGGAAATCCCACTTCGTGTATAAAGCTAAAATATGATCAAAGTAGACGGGTATCTTGTCCGATTTGAACCTGTCTACATCTAAAACGTAATAATTTCTGTCAGCATCAATGCCTACAACTACGATTGAGGTATAGTCAGCCGATTTATTCAAGGAAAAGGCAAAGTCAACAGAAGCAAAGACATTAAGTTTTCTCGCCTTGAAATACCACTTACCTTCTAAGCGCCGTAGATACTTCGGATCGTAATACTGGAAACTATCTCTTTTAATTCGAGATGTTTCATAATCATTGGGCGTGTTATAGTATTGACTGCGGAACTGAATAGGATCGAGGTACTGAGCACGTTTTCTAGCTAGAACATCCCTGTCAAACCCAAATACAGACCCGTCCATCTGCTTTTCTCTGGGCCACAAGAACTGTCCTGTACCATCCCCTCTGTCCTCAACCTGGCGCTGAAATACTTCGTAAAGCGGATCGTACCCAATAATATCGCCGTGCTCGTCGAACTGTTCAACTTGCATTTCCAGGAGATCATTATAAAGGTCTCTTGGGTGATATCTAGTCCCCACTACCCATTCACAAGCGGCTGCCGCCTCAATAGAAGACAAGAAAGAGTATTGTAACTTAACTTTCTCTCTACCATCATCGGTATAGGCGTTATCCATCACAACAACGTCGTCCAAGACAGCAATATCGGCGTGCATTCCGACAATCGTTGAGGTAAGACCAGCTGAGAACACAGTAGGGTCTCGGACCATATCTTCTTTGCGCTTGGGGTGATCTACGCAAAATTCTGTCTGCGTCCACTTTTCCCGAGAAGCCTCATCCTTGTTGACCATTTCAGGCCAGTAGTACCTATAAGCCTCTGAAGTCAGAATGTTCTTAATGAAGCCGACCTGTCGTATAGCTAGGTTCTGTGTACTAGAAATGTACAGGACGCGGATAGATGGGTTACGGGTTATCTCCCATGCGACACGATAAGCGATCATTGCGCTCTTCTGGTGGTCGCGGGGAAGCAAAGTCATTTGGTGGGATTTAGCGTCTGGCCTTGTCCACCACTTAAGTAGCTCCGAGTGAACAGCACCCAGAACACGCTTAGGATGAACCAGACGGATGAAGGTCTCTAGATCAGACTCAGCGGCTTGTTTGATTAGCTCGTACTGGTCTCTCTGTGCCTTACTTAGTACAGCTTGATTAAACGACACAGGTAATCTATTAGAGCGCCTAAAGTCGCAGCTGCCGTTAGTATACCTATAAGGTACGTCTTACCGTAGCGCGCCTCTGTTACAAATTGATTCACACTTTTCATATCTTCGCGAAGCAACCGGATCTCGTCTCTGAGATTGTCCTGTCCTTCTTTGAGATATCTAACCTCAACCTTTAGAGCCTCGACCTCCCGCTCGACTGTCATGTAAGAGCAGTGATCCGATTGAAGTCTAGTTCGATGCGAGAACGATCCTGAACCATCCGTTCAGCTTGGTGTTTAATCGCTTCTTTGCTGGGGCGACCTACTTTGTCTGCTCCCTTGGGCTGCCACCCCTTCTCTAAGAGGTACTTATTGGCAGCAAAAGATTCTCGCCTGTCTGACTGGGCTTCTGATATAATCCGGTTGAGGGCTTCTGAGGCCAGCCGGAGCTGTAGTTCTTCCCGCCACTTCTCCACGAAGGGCTTAAACCAGTTGCACTCGCTAAGCTGCTTCCAATGCTCCCAGCCGTCCAGGTAAGCAATAGCGAACCTATATTCGGTCGGATCGCCTGTTTCCATGTACAGACGGTATAAAGACAGAAAGCCCTGGTGGTCTTGGTTCTTCAGGGTGTATAAAACCTGAGACTTGTCAGCAGGCGTCATCTCGAAGAACATGCTCTTTGTCAGTCGAGTTCCGCTTTCATTTGTAAATTTGCTAATAGCTGCCAAGTCGAGAAAATCCTGTAGTCCTCATTTTCAACTGTATTATACACGGATTTACTTCAAAATGCAACTAAAAGTTACAGATAGCTCTCGATATGCAATTTATGGTTGACAAGTTGGAAAATAGGTGTATAATACGGTTGACCGTTATGCCCCCCGGTAAATCTACTCTAGATATTAGCCAGCTGGGTGTGCTATAGCGAGCGAGTACAGGTTAGGACGACCGTGTACATGATCGGGGGAGAGTAGGGGGTCTGGGGCCTCTTGCTCTCCCTCTGTATATCTATCGATAGCCGCTTGACGAGCTGGAGCAGCGCAGATAGACCAGGAGAGCCTTATAGGCCAGGGATGCGCCTATTTAGGAAGTTGTACGCCCTTTCAATCCGCCGCCTCGAAGGTGTGAGGGAATTGGGCTATAGCGGGGCCTCGCTCCAAGGGGGCTAGGTAGCGACACAAGGGTTGCCTAGCCTCGCCCTGCCCCAGCATCCTTTCCAGACATAAAAAGAGGGAGCTAGCAAGGAAATAGCTACGAGCGAAAGTAGCTAGGGGGCACAGCGCTAGCTCCCTTAAAGTCGATGGGACTTTTAGTCTTTGACGATTGTATTCGGACAGCTTTAAGCTTGGATACGTTTACTCCACCTCCTTTCTTTAGGGGTATTCCCACTAAAGACACAAACCAGTATGCTTGGCAAGCAGCTAGCGAGGCTTAACATGGATTTTTTAAGGGTTAGCCGTTGGTGGGTTGACTGGCACATCCAGTACAGTAGGTATACCATTGTCCAGGGGTATAACTACGGATTTAGGGCAATCATGCAAGCTCAGCCAGCTTGGTATGTGAGGGTGTTATTTGATGAGACCGATAGAAAGAGCATTCAGACAGCTAGGGGAACAGATTAAGAACATAAAGCAATTTGGTCTTGAGGGTGATTATGCGAGAAGAGCGGTTGCTCACTATGAAAAGCGAAGGGTAGTTGTCTCGACGGTTAAGGTATACGAAGGCAAGCAGCCCTACGAGACAGCAGTGAAGCACCCTCTATACAGCAAGAGGGACTGGATTGTAGTTGAAGCGTATTCTGGACTAAAAGAAGCTAGCGATGGACACAACAAATGGGTGAAGATACTAACAACAAGTCCTCTACCAGATCAGTTAGTAGACTGTAAGAACTCGCTGTTCGCTGTAGGAGATATGATTTATCCAAAGAAGAAGGTGAGATGATGGCTAAGCACGGACAGGTTGAGCCTCTTTCAGAAGACAACAAGCGCCAGCTAGCTGAGGTAGCAAAGATTCTAAGAGCTAGCTTGCCAGACGGAGTTGAATATATTTGTCTTCTCGTCTTTCCAGTGCCGGAACATCCTGAGTTTATGATGACCCGCATGGTATCTAGTATTCAGAACAGTGATATTGTCGGTAGTCTCTTGATGGATCAGGGACAACACGTCTTGTGCGCCGGGGACGGGATACAGGGCAACCCGGTGAGAGAGCATTGATATACTAAAGATAAGGCGTTCAAGGGGACCATGACGTCTTGCTGCGTCCAGAACAATCCCAGACAGCCCAGCGATCCCCTTGAACATATCTATGATATAGCAAGCAGCTGGGCAAATCTATAATTTCTGTGCGAAAATCCCGAGGGGTAATTCAGCAGGGAGGCACCCCCCGTGCCCCCCTCCTACCCC